CTGATGGCCGGTCAGGGGCTCGATGAAGCCGCGATCGTCGCGGGATTGCATCATCAGGATGATCATGTCTTCGACAGCAGCAGTCGACAGTGCGGCATCGACCGTGAGCTTGTTCTGCCACGTGCCCCCCGACATATTCGGATGGGCGACGTTCAACAGCGACACGCCGTCGCCGCCTGCGTAGGCAGCAGTGAACGCGCGGCTGTACACGTTCGAGGCGTTGATCTGCTTCGTTTCGTGGAAGGAGCGGCGGAGCTTCTCGACGCGGCCTTTGGTCAACTTCAGGTAGCGGTTGTCCATCAGCTCTTCGTGCGTGGTGATGATACCCAGGCCATACGCGGCGTTCGTACCGCGAGTCGTGAAACCTTGCTGCATCGAATCGAACATGATCGGCGCACCTTCGGCCTTACGCGGAGCGATGCCCAAGCCAACGGCCTGGACGTACTCTTCGTAATTCTTGTCCGAGGTCTCTTTCTTGAACATCATCGTGTGGAAATCCACGGTGCCCTTTGCAGCGCTGTCCCACCACGACTTGACACCAGGCCAGAGTCCTTTGGGGAAGCTTGCAGTTGTTTGTACGCCACCAGCCATGATATTGCTCCTTGTAGGTTGCTGCAGGGAACTGGATGTCCCCGCAGCTATTGTTGATTAGATGCCGACGGTGGCGCCCGAGAGTTCGTGCATGTTGATGCGCACGAGCCACTTGGCGTTGATCAGGGTTGGGTCGTTGTCATCACGCTGCACGGCACCCATGAGGCGCAGGTTCAGGGTAGCAGCAGTGCCCACCGAGGAGTTCAGCAGCACAGAGGCACTGTTCTGCGCCGGCGCCGTCGGGTTGGCGACGGTGAAGGTGAAGTTCTTCGACATCGAGGTCGCAGCAATAACCGACAGGCCGTTGTCCTGGATTTCGAACAGGACGTCAGGCTCGTCCACGACGAGGACGTAGTACGCCTTGGTCTTGGCGGCGGGGATGTTCTGCACAGCCAGGTCCAAGGTCGTTCCGACGAGCGACTGGCCGTATGGCGGCGACACCATGCAGGCAATGACGATACCGCGCAGGGCATCGGTGCCAGCCGCTTTCACAACACCTGGCACACCATTCGCATCGCTCTGCGCCAGGCTCTTGACGGCATCGCCGGGCGAGTAGATCAGGCCGTCCGTGGACGGGATATAGTACAGGTTAGCCGCTCCGTTCCATGCAGAACCGCTAAGGTACTTCACAGGGGAGAAGCCTTTGGGGGCGTTCAAGTTAGGCATGGTGCCAGTCCTTTAAAGGGTTTTGGGTTTTGGGAAATGGCTAGGAGCTGCAACTGTCGGCTAGCGGCGGAAGCCGGAAGTGACTTTGGTTTCGTAACCTTTCGGCTGATAACGGTCACCCGTCGAGCGTGAGGCAGATTCCAGAATGTCTCGATCCCGGCTATCTGCCAGATCGTTGATGCAGTGTTGAATGTCGTCCCAGATGTCCTCGGGACACTTCATAAGGTAAGCTCGCATCGCCTTACAGTCCTCGGTAGTACCGACGTACTTACTGACGCGATTATCGAGGTCACCGTCAGCCACGACGCGGTGGGTAACGCGCTTCATCCCGGCTTCTTCCGGGGTTACGAACTCGAAGCCGTTTTGCAGCAGCCGCTCGATGCGGGCATCGGAGTCGTTTTCCCAGTAGAGGTGCCAGCCGGGAATGACTGCGTTGAAGACTTCGAGCTTGAGCTGTGCGCCGCCCAGGTCGGTCCGGCGGCTGCGCGGGGATTCCTTGCGCTCGGAGACGTTGCGAACAGCAGCCGCAGCTGCCGCTTCTTCCGCCTTGATGCGACCCAGGTCTTCCAGGCCAACAGCGCCTTTGGACAGCATAGCTGGGGATTCATTTGCACCAATGATTTTCTGATCGTCGTTCATGTTAGCTCCAGTCGTAGTCTTTGAGGAATTGTTCTTTGGTCAGCAGGCCGTCAGCGACGAATTTATTCATCAGTGCACGGTCAGCCTTGGGGAGGTCGCGTTCAGTCTTGCCTTGCTCTTGGCGGCTGGCAGGTCCGCCAGCTTCCACACCGCCAGCCTTGTTGCGCAGCGGATTACCTTTGGGGAATTTATCCGGCATGTCAACTTCCATCTGGGCCTTGATGCGCTCCAGGAATTTACGGTCGACGGAGTGGTCACCGGCTTCGCGGAATTCCTGGCCGATGGACAGTGCGTAGGCCCGCATACGTGGGTTGTCTTTGAACCAGTCGTTGCCGTCAGCAATCCAGGCATTGAGCACGGCTTCACGTTCGGCGACTTCCGCAGCCGCAGTAGCAGCAGCATCGTCCGCTGGGACTTCCTTGGCGGCTGGCGCTGCCTTGAGCTTGGCCTTTTCTTCCTGCAGCGTTTCGATGCGGTCGTCGAGTGCCAGTGCGGCTTCGTCCTCGCCGTTGCGAATGGCTTCACCGCGCTGGAGCTTTGCAGCCTTAATGGCATCCGAGAGCTCAACGTCCTTGCGCAGCATAGCTTCCTTGTGGAAGGCCGCGAATTGCGCATTGGTTTCTTTTTGCGCGGCAAGGCCGGCTGTGAGAGCCGCGACTTGCTGTTCCAGCTTCTTGGTGTGCTGCTTGCCGCGCTGCACGAAGGTCGCGGCGTCGACCCACTTGCCGTCACCTTTGAACTCGGCTTCCGGCCGCCAGCCTTGTGCGCGGGCTTGGCGTTCCGTTGCTTTGTTGTCGGCTTCGGCGGCGGCAGAAGCGGCTGCGGCAGCGATGTCCTCTGGGGACTGTTCGCCGTCGTCGTCGCCCAGATCCGTGTCCAGGTCCAGTTCCGTGTCGGAATCGCCGTCGCCAAAGGCACACGGAGCTGTAACGCGCTGTGGAACCAGCATTGCTGGCATGAATTGCTTGATTGCTACTGACATGGCAGTTTCCTTTTAGGGCTATGTTTTATGCGCGCATTACTACGGTGTAATGCGCGCACAGAATTGGCTACTCGCTAACCAGCGGCGTAATAATGTCCAGATCGTTCACGAACCGGTACTTGACGCCGTCGCGTGGGCTGACATGGAACTTGCCGGTGAACTCGCCGATCAGGACACGGTCGCCCACATCGCAGTAATCGGTGCCCTTGTCGGACCAGGCGTCGCAGCCGATTTCCACCACGGTGGCCCAGACGCATTTGGATTCGTCTTGGGCAACGGTCTTGGCGGAGAGGATCAAGCCGCCAGCCGTGGTCGTTTCGAGCGGGTCTGGCAGCAAGAGCAGGCGGTGGCCGGTTGCACGGAAACCGCTTTGATTCGTGGTCTGCGGGCCCTTGCGAGCACGCCAGCCGGGATGCCCCTTGCGAAGACGCTGGACACGTCCAGTTACCATGAAGCCGCCTTCATGGTAAGCCGTCATTTCCGGCGCACGTACCCAATCTTCAGAGACAGGCTCACGGCCGAGCAGGTTAAACACTTCCCGCTGAAACATGGAGGTGGCCAGAGGCTGACTGAGGATAAGCTCCCCGATTTCAGCCCCTTCCGCCTTCACGCCGTTGCTCGTAATTGTCACTTTTTCGTAATGGCTCATTCTTCCTCCCCTTTTAGGAAACTGATCAATGTCTGCAGGATTTCCATCCCGCCCAGGGCTTTTGCATTCGCAATCGCCGTTCCTTCTACTGTCTCCTGCAGATACCCTTGACGGGCCCAGGTGTCTTTACCTTCCTCCACCCGGTTTTCCAGGTCTGCGAGGAACGCTTTCGTAGCGTCGAGTTGACGCCACTCCCGAACTTGCTCAGGTTTTACTGCCGGTGCTGGCTGGTTTTGCATTTTCTTCCTTCTTCAAGTCGTGGTTGGCTTTAATTACTGTCTGCATCAGGGACAGAGTCCCCAGGATACCATCTTGGTGCGTTTTTGCTGCACCAATCTGGGCGTTAATGGCAGCGAGCTGGTGTCCAATATCGACACCTTCAGCCTGCGCCAGTTCAAAGGTCGCTTTCGCTTCCAATTCGGTGATTTTCGAGGCGTTGAGCAGAGCTTGCACTTGCAACTCCGCGACAGCAATTTGCATCTTGCCGTGGAATTCCATTTTAGCAAGCTCCAGCTTCTGCATTTCGAGTTCCATCTTCGGATCGCGCGGCGGTGGCAGGGCCAGAGGGCCGGCAGGATCAGGATAGATGACATCGATATTCGGAACGTCGAACGCTTCGAGGAAGTTTTTCTCCACTTCGTAGATGTTGTAGCCATTGCCACTGCGAGCGGCATCGCGCAGCATCATTGCTTGCTGTTGGCGCTGGGTTTCGCTCGCCATGGCAGGATTTGCGGACGGTCGCACCGAGAACTTCCCTTTCTGGTAGTCGTCGCGAGCAATCATTGCCCCTTCACCTGAAACAAGGTTGAAGTATTCGACGTTGTCTTCCAGGAACAGGCGGTTCAACGCTACGTATTTCTGCAATTCCCGGCGGAAGGCCCGGTGCATCCTGCCGTAGATGCCGGAAAAGATCTTCATGCCCTGTTCGACGGTGTTGCGAGAGGTTTCAGCTGGCGTGTTCTGGCCAGGGCTCACGCCCGACATGATGTCCGTGCTGCCGCTGATGCGCTCGCTGTAGGAAACGAGCATACCGAGCAGCTGGAACAGGACGTTGGAAGGAGCCTGCACAGGAAGAGGCACGATGTTCTTGCGGAGGTCGTCGCCAGTGCTGTCGACAGGTTTCCACTCGAACGGGGCGAATCCGGTGCTGCCCCCTTTCATTTTCACTCCCCGACCCAGGAAGCCACCGGCCGTGTTCTGCATAGTTCCGTTGTCGATTAGCTGATTGACGAGGCTGTCGACTGCCGCGTTCATCGGGCCAAGCAACGCGCCCAGACCCAGGTCGTAGAAGCCACCATCGGGACTTGGGATGAAAGGGATTTTGGTAAAGTACCGCAGCGGCTCGATCCGCAAGATGTGATTGTCGCTGGCCTCGCGCAGTTTCTTGACCTCTGCCTTGTAACGGGCGACTTGCTCTGGGAGGTCAGCTGCCTCAGCCATGTCGGCTTCGAGCTTTCGCACCAGCCCGTCGTTTTTGCGGGTTACGTCACCCAAATCGTAGAAGCGAGCGACGAGCCGCAGAACTTGACCGGTTTCCGCTGTGACGTAAGCCACGTACGGTTCCTGGTAGCCGTCGCCGTCGAGGTCCAGCCACAGGTGCTGCTCCAGCACACAGGTGATGTTGAGGGAATCGTCAGCTGGAGGCGTAAGGCCTTGGATTTCGTCCTGGATTTCCTGCAGCTCGTTCGTCGAAGGGAGGTCTTGGCGAGTCGCGTCAACAGGGAAGAACACTCCCTGGCGCTCGCGCTCCTTCAGCATGTTCGGTGTCATGTCTAGTTCATGTGTCACGCGATTGGCCTTGTCGATGTCCTTGGTGTAGTAGTCGACAACCAGCTTCGCAGCTGGCACATGCGGTGACTGGTTCTTCCCCATTACAGGGTCGAAGAAGGTTTTCTTGAACGCGCAACCAACGATGCTGGCGGCGAACTTCGCTTTCTCATCGTCGTCCAGCCAGGAATCGTCGTCTTCGAGGAGCTGGAACGACAGGTGATCCGCGATGCGATTGGAGCGCTTGAATTCCATGCCGGAAGGGTCAAGCCCTAGCACATCGCACTTTGCGATAGCACGTCCCTTGGTCAGGATCGCAACCCGCGACAGGAATTGGAGACAAGCAATCGTTACCAGCGGAAACTTGATGTTAGAGCACCCGGCCCACGGGAAGCTCTTTGCTTCGGTAACTTGCAGCGCGAGCTTGATACCTTCCCCGTTTTTCTGCTCCCACTCCTTGCGGGAAGAGCGGTCGGTTCGATAGCCTTCCACGACTTGCTGTCCGAGCACATCGCGGTAGTCCTCCGGCAGCGCGGTTGCGATGTTTGGGGAGTCCAGCAGCGTCTTGAAGCTGAGCTTCGGAATCTTCACTTGGCTGTCGGTTTGATTGTTAACATTCTGTGGCTGTGGCATCGGAGTTCCTTTTAGTAGCCAGTGTATTTGTTGCGCCCTGAGGCTTCCGGCTTATCCCGGCGACGGCTGTAGAGTTCATCTTCATCGAGGAAGTCGTCTTCTTCGAGGATCTTGGCCATTTCCAATCCCCGGCTCAGCAACGCAGTGGAGTCGAATTGATCGTCCAGCACAGCATCGGAGTCGCCGGTAAAGCGCAAGAGCTCAGCCTCATACCCGGCGTACCATGTCCCTTGCTTGTTGAAGCGGCAAGCTCCTGCTTTCATCCGCTTCTGAAAAGAGCGGCCGTTGGTTTTCTTGTCATTGATTGGGAGGATGGCTTGGATGTTCAGGTAGATGTCACGTTTCAGCATCTCCGCGTTGAGCACGGGGGAGATGGCTTTCCAGATAATACCGTCCTCGACAATGAACAGCTCCGGCTCATAGCGAGCCTGGAGATCAAACATCTCTTCGACAATTTCGAGCAAGTCCCAGCGGCCTACGTGCTGGTCCTCGATATGAAGGAGGTTGCCAGCGCACTGCCCTCCGACAGTCATGGAAGTACGATTCGCTTTTTGTTTCTTGCTAATGGCGAAGTCGATACCGACGTTGATCTTTTTCGGCAGCTCTTTCTCGTCGTCGTTTTGTTCGATGAAGTCATCCTTGCGCAGGTAGGCTTCACTATTGTCGAAGGGATCGTTGAGGTACTCTTGCGAGTAGCCGCTGGAGTCGAACTGCTCGATGAAGGACTGACGAATCCCGCGCAGACGCTCTTCGCTGAACTGTTCCGGCCACAGGATGTCGGTGAAGTCATCGAACCCAGCGTGCGCACGGTAGAACTGCGTATGCCAGGTCTTGTCCTTCATCAGCCGCGCTAGCAGCGAGTCCTCGTGCAGAATAGTGCCATGAATTCGCAGTCGACCACCTTTGCGCAGTGCAGGCTTAAGCGCCCGATAGAACCATCGCCGAAACTTATTGCGACGCTCAATGTTCTCGACTTGTTCATCGTCTTCAAGGTCATCACAGACAATGAGTCCGGGGCGCTTACCCCGCCATTTGCGGCCCCGCATTTTCTGACCGCTTCCGCGAGCCAGGATTCGGCACTGGTGCCCATCTTTGAATTCCACGATGATATCCGTCTTGGCACATGTGAGGAAGCCCTTGATTTGGAAGTCTTCGATGAGGTCTTCATTGTCGCTGAGTTCACGGGTGATATCCCCCAAGAGCTCAATCGCCATTTCCTCATTGGAGCTTACGAGGATGACGTACTCCTCACTCCGGAAGAGGATTTCGGCAAGGATGTAATCCGTAGTAAGCGCAGTGGTCTTCGCATGGCCACGAGGAGCAGCAACCCCACATTGCAGCAGCGGCTGACAGTACAGCCCCCAGCAATCCCGGTGGAACTGCGGCGTCGGCTGCGCATCGTCATACTGAGGGCTGATGTAATGTGCAGCGAAGCCCTCAAGGAGCTCCGGGGTGATTTTTGTTTGCTTGAGGGCCATTAGCGCGGAATCTCATTGAGGGAAGCTTCGATCGTCCAGTCACGGGCCTCGGTACTGGCAACAATTGCCTTCGGCTTGGACAGCCGGCTGGCGAGTTGGTCGAGCGTCGGCGGAGCCACTGGAACTTCCAGCGCCATGCCCGGCGTGCCCATGCCCAAAGCCTTCACCCCAGCCGTAATCGCTTTGATAATCAAGTCCTCGCTCACCTTTGGATCTTCCAGCCGCTGCTGCAGCACCACCAGGGATTGCACCGTCATCGAGCGAAAGAGATCTTGCATTGTGCCGGTTAGCATCGGGTTGCTGATCTCGTGCCGGCGCGGCTCCAGCGCTTTCTGGAAACGGTCGCTGATCAGCACCCCGGCGAACCAGGACTGCTTGTAGCCGAAGTACGCTGCGAACTCTTCGTGCGTGTACTCAGGGTGCTCGACCATGAGCTGCACCATCGCATCGGGATGGTAGACAGGTTTGCGCTCGGCAGTGGCTTTCGCAGTTGCCTTCGAGGTGAACACCGGAGACGCTGCTGCAACTGGCACTTCCCCACCAAGCAGGATGTCCAGCAGCGCGTCCGAGTTCTCTTCAATTGTCGTAGACATGGCTTTACCGCTTCGGTGGGTTCAACACGCCAAGCCCGGCCGCAGCTACTCCGAGGCTCGCCAGTGCCAAGTCAGCACTGGCTTCCGAGGAGTTCAGCCGCGTCTGGATATGGTTCATGCTCTGCGTAACCACTGCTTCCAGCCGCTGGTTCAACTTCGCCTTGAGGTCGGGATCGAGTAGCTCCTGCCGGCGTTGCGCCAGCCGTGCCTGGAAGCTGTCACTGTTAATAACCCGCGACATCCAGCCCCGCGTGTAGCCAAAGCGCTCGCACAGCTCCACTTGCGTGACAGTGGGCTCCGCAATCATGTCATTGATGATGCACTCGTGAATGTGCTTCACCTTGTCGATTTGCTGTGCTCCTGCCATATCGTTCTCCTGCTCGCTGTGGTATGATGCAATGATAGTTCCTTTGACTGCAACTAACAGCAACACGTGAACTGACACGAGGAAGTAGCGACTAGCAAAGTGCTCAGTAATACTAACGGGTATAAGCCATGCGCCGTCCCTACTGCTAATTGCTGTTCCTTAATAACCATTCGGCGCGCGCATTACTCGCTAGTAACGTGAGGGCAGAACTAGCAGGACTGAGGAGAGGAGGGAGTAGACAAAGTGACAACACTCTTGTGGAAAATTTGCAAAAATCTCCCGAGGTGTATTACGTACATTTGCGCGGCCTGAGTTTCCCCCCCCCCCCCCCCCCTCCAATTCCAGATTCCCAGGCCCCCCCCCCCCCCCCCCCCTAGCAAGGAGCGTGCCTGCTACTCTCGACTCAGCCCCTCGGCGATTGGCAATAGCTATCGATAACGCACCAGCGTGCATTTGACATAACGCTCATTTCGCGAACATGGCGCTAGCGCGATAGGCAATCCCAATCGTAGCCAAGGGTTCCACGTGGAACATAGCTTCCAGCTATCACCTGCCTACTATCGATAGCATACCTCGACTATCACCTGCGAGGAATCGATAGCATTGACCGAATACCACTCGGTACAGTATTCGCATGGGTACACGTGCGCGGGCGGGATATTGGGTAGGGAACTGTGGTGCACATAGTACAATGCCCCCTCATCCCTCATCGCCCTCCCCTCCTGATTCCCACCCGTGCTCGTTGTCGGCGTAGCCAGCCGCGCCCCGCTTTACCCATTTCGTTATCACTCTGACAACACCGCTACGCAGCCTGGACTCGGCCCGCAACGATAGCCGCGCTCTATTGCTGAGCCGCTGACCATAGCAACAGCAGTCTTATAGAAGAGTGAGGCTGACTCTTATAGAAGAGTTGCGCCGACTAGCAAGATGCGTGCCTGAAAGGGGGAAAACGCCGTGGTGGCACGAACGCCGAGCGGCTGGTATGTTCCTATCAACCTGAGCCAGCGTGCCGTGACGAGCCATCCAAACCGGTTTGACGCGGCTGGCCGGTTTTCGGTAGCCTGGAGAGTGTCGGGGTAGTTCGGCGCGCACATTACACCGGAGTAATGTGAGGGCAAAACATACCCCGCCGGAGAGGCTGGAAACTATTTGCATCTATTTGATTGAAACCGCTTGCAACCCTCAACCATCGGCGTACAATGAATTTCATCGGCACACGACGTGCCTCACCGAACCGGAGTCAGCCATGTACGCATTTAGTTTTGACCTCTACCTCGACGGCGAATTCATCACTAATGTATGCATCCATGCCGCTGACCGTGTTACGGCATGGGCGGCATTGAATGGGCACACATGCGCCGCACGCATTGATTATGACGCCGTGCAACTGGTTGCTAGCGTAGTCGTGGCATGATCCTCGTCCTCATCGCATGTGCTGTAACCGGCTGGACTCTCAGCCGTCCGATTGTCCACCTCATTAACCGTTAGGAGTCTCCCCCCATGAAACACTACTACGCCACGGAATGCATCTTCGACCTCATCGCCGCATGCGGCCCGCAGGAACTCTACGCGATCCATGCCGAGTGCTCGACTCAATGCACCGAACCGGCGTTTGCCGAATGCCTGACTATCGGTGCCCATCATTACGCAAGCCTCGTTGCCTTGGATACCCTCTCCAAAGCCGGGATTATTGGCTGGGACGGCGAAGCGTATGACCTGACCGACTACGGCTATGCCCTCATCGAAGGCACCAAACACCGTCATTTGGAATACGAAGCCCATCGCCGCACCACACTAGGCTAAACCCGAACCGCTGGACTCTCACGGTTAGCCAGTGTTCCACGTGAAACATGAGGCTAACCGGGACAATCCTGCCCCCGCTAACAAATAGGAGCACGCATCATGCTTGAAGCCGATTTCAAAACCCGTGTACTCGCCGATTTCGGCATTGAGTACCGCACGTACAAAGCCAAGCTGGCCTATGATATGGTCATATGGGGCGATGGCACCGATGGCACGGTTGCCGGGGCTTTCGCCGGGCATAGTCACAATCAACGTGTGCCACATTTCGAGTACCACGGCTGGGTATATGCCCTCTCGCCGTCGGATGACAAATGGTACTTGATGCCGGATGGGCAAAGCGGCTGGCGCAACGGGGAGAACCCATTCCCGGCAATTGAGGCAAACGACTTCCCTACGTGGTAATTTCACCCCCTTATTAGGAGCATCAATCATGCCAATGACCAAGAAAACGGCCCGCGCTATCCTCGCATGTCAAGCCAGTATCCAAAAGGCTATCGACGTATGTTTGCCAAAGCTTACAGACGATGAGCGCGACTATGCCACCTCCTATTGGGCGGCGCACATCCAAGATTCTATCGGGGGCCGTGCCTATGGCGCTATGCCTATCGGGCTGGCACAAGACACTCTCGGCATTGAATAGATTCTCACCGTTAGGCAGCTCATAACGCGAGCCTAACGGGGATATTCTTCCCAGCGCACATGCGCATAACCGTAACCACTAAAGAGGCTCAATCATGGCAACCGCACAAAACAAAAAACTCGCAACCGCAGTCAGCGCCGAAATCGCTGGCCCTATCCTCTCCCTCACGTTCGCCAACGGCGAGCGCCTGACCGTTGATTCCCTCTCCCTCTCGCCGGAAATCCAGCACGCGGCGATGATGCACGGCTTGAAGCAAAAGCTCATCGATGCCGCAGCCATCGCCCGCGATCCTGACACCGGGCGCACCGCGACCATCACCGACAAATACAATGCCGTGCTCGACGTCTATAACCGCATCACGCTGCCGGAAGGTTCCACGTGGAACAAGGCCCGTGGCAACGGCGAAGGGGGTGGCAACAAGGGCGGCCTCCTCTTGCGCGCCGTTATGCGCCTCACCAGCAAAAGCCGCGCCGATGCTATGGCATGGCTCGAAGCCCGTTCCAAGGATGAAGTGGCCTCCCTGCGGAAGAATCCACGGATCGTGGAAATCATCGCGCAATTGCAGGTGGAAACGGCGAATACCACGGGCGTAGACTCCGATGCATTGCTCGATACCCTGATGGTCGGGGGCGGCATGGACGTTGAGGCCGACGACGGCTCGGAAGAGCAACCGGAAGAGGAACCGGAAGAGGAATTGACACCTGCCCCGGAAGCCCCTATTGTCCCATCGTTCCCCGCGCCTAAGGCCAAGCCACGTGGCAAGGGTAAAAGCAACGATTCGGCCAAGGCCTAATTCCGAACCGGGTTCTATGCGCACATTACTCCACTGTAACGCGCGCATAGAACTCCCTCTCACTAATCTAAAGGAGACTCATCATGCCTATTACCCGTACCAATCACCCGCTTACGCCCCGTTCAGCTTTCACCCCGGAGCCCCCTCTCCCCGGATTCCCTCTCGACATCGTACCTCACCCTGTTGTCAGCCCTTTACACGTTGTCACTCTGCTTCGTGTTTTCCACGGCGCATGTGAACAGGGCAACATGGCACTTGCCAACGAAACCTTCGTCACGTTGCGCGCCGCAATCAGCGAATACGCCCTGCACCATTACGACGCCGTGAATGAGCACCTCGCCGCTACTCGGGTCGCTATGGCTAACGCCGCCCCACAGCCACCGGAAGGAGCCTAGCATGCCCCGCATCCCCTACAGCAACGGCCTAGCGCCCGGCGTATGGACTCCTAACGGCCTGTGCACGCACAATGCCAAGGGCAAATCCGTCCCTGCCCACGCCCGCCATATCGGTCGGACTCTCGGCACGTACAAAGCGGCGCGCTATCTCCGGGCACGTGGCTGGAGCATCGAAGCCGCAGTGTACTATCTCGCCACTCCGACGACGCCTAACGGCAAACGCTAACGCGGGCCAGTGTTCCACGTGGAACACTCTCGCAACCCTCTAAAGGAACCCGCTATGTCCACTCGTGAAACCCCAATGCTGCGCCGTGTTGTTACTTTCGTTGCAGCCGAAATCGAAATCTTCGCTCCCGGTTCCACTGAACCATTCCTCAATGACTATGCCAAGATGCTCACCCGCGACACTCCGGAAGCGCAAATCGTTGTCAACCTCTTGTCCCTCGTCGTCATGCTCGCGGAACAAAAGGAAGTTGCGGATGCCCTGAACACTCTGCTGACCAAACTCTCACGCCCCGCCTAAAGGAACCCTGCCATGGCCACCTCAAAAACCCTCGCCGCCCTGCTTTTGCTGTGGCCATGTCTCGCCACCGCCCAGCTCCTCCCCGACCTCCCCCGCGCCAGCACCAGCCGGGATTGGTCCGATGCCGACACTGCCCGGCAAACCGCCCTAACCCTCACCCTCTACGCGGACTATGCCCAAACCCGCAGCATAACCCGCATCCCTGGCCTGTACGAACACAACCCCATTCTCGGCCCCCAGCCCTCCGATCGCCGTATCAGTGCCTACTTCCTAACCAGCGCCGTGCTCGCTTATGGCACCGCCCGCGCGCTCCCGGCTGGCTGGCCGCGCTCCGGGTTCCAGTACGGGGTGATTGCGCTGCAGGTGGCTGTGATTTTGCATAATAGGAGAGTGGGGTTGCAGTTCCATTACTAGGGGAACGGGCTGGGGAGCGGAATCGGGGGATTGGCCGGATCGCGGAATCGGTTTCCCGGCCCGGAATGGCACCGCCACGGCACGAACGGGAGGCTCCGGCTACCCTCGCCTACCCCCAGCACACAAACGCCGCCACGGGCCTCTATTCCATGCCCCGAAAACTCACCCCCAGCCGCGCCCCCTGGACAACTCCCCACGGCCAAATGCACCCCGTGTCGCCGTGCCGTGGCCCGAGCAATCACCCTCCCGCGCCGCAGCCAATTGTGGTTTGTTGTGCGCGTCAGCTGCGCTCGCGCCTGATACCGGCCAATAGTTAGGAGCCAAACCGGAGGCCGGAATTGGGGGTGGGGGCTGTTTTTAAAACCTACTGTACACGCGGGGGCATGACACGCGTGGATGACGCGGGCGTGTGCCTACGTGTGCGGGCGTGTGCACGTTGCTATTGCTAGTGGGTAGGAGCTGCGGCAAAAGGGCGTGACTACTGAGCCGGGGCATGGATAATGGGTTTTGTGCGCACATTACTCCATTGTAACGTGAGGGCATAACTCGACAAACTGACCCCATGAGGCTACTTATGACTACTGCAACAGCAACTGACGTCCCATCCGCAATGATGGCTAACTTCCCGCTCGACCTTCCAGCTGGCAGCTATATGGCACAGCCAATGGAAGCTCCGAGCGAAGTCCCGGCTGGCATGTTCGGCTTTACTCTCAACGGCACTTTCTACCTGTGCGGCCTGTCGGAAGGCACGACTCTCGGGCTGCCACTGAGCCATGGCTGACATCACTTTCCACTTTTCTTATAAGGCTTAACATGAAACTCGAACTAGAAATGGGGGGATTACCCCCCGGGCACTATTCCCTGACTCCGTGCAATTCGGGTCAGTTACTGGCGTCCGGCGGAGTCTACCTGAAGATATTTGGCTCTGCTTACAGGGCAGCTCCACTTCAAAAGCCCGCACAGATGGCTCAGATGTCTCAGCCCACACCGACCCCCACATGGCAAGAATGTCTGGGCACAGTTGGTGTCAGTGCTAGTTATCTTCCTAACTGCGCTTGTCACTATGCCAAGGCCTACCGAGCAAAGGACGCGGAAGAGACTCAGCAAAAGGAACAGAGCAAGCTGGACTACGCACAGAGGCAGATCGACGTGCTGATGGGACAGCTCAAAGCCGCCAATGACAAAAACGCCCACATGGACACAGTCGTTTCCGGGGCGCAAAAGGAACTGGCCCGAATCAAGGAAGAATTGGGAAATGTGCGGAAGTCTTGGCAACTCACAGAAGCCGCTTTAACCGTAAACGGCAATTCATTGATTGGCCTGCGGGAATCCATTCGTCAGCTACAGCGTGATCATGGCATCTGATACTGTTCCGGCCCCCGCCCCTACCAGCCAAGCCTACGCCCCGCAGGACATCATGCTCTTCCGCTCGGCCTTCCTCGCCGCTTCCACATGGGCACGCGCCACTGCGACCCCTACGGAACTTGCTTTCGCCCTCGCAGAGTGGAAGCCGGGCCAGACCATCGAACACGCCATCGCCCGCCAGCGCAGCCGCAGAGAACTTGACCGTCGTGGCCTGCTGCGCAAGCAAGAGCGGGAAGCGAAAGCTGCTGCTGACACCCTCTAACTGCCATTTCCAAACTGTTACTTCCTAAAGGAGAAACCGCAATGCCCGAATCTGAACTCCTCATAGCAATCGGCGGCCTAACCGCTGTCGGCTTTTTGATCCTGGAACTCATGCTCCCGGCAGAGTCCACCGGCCAACTCATCGCTACCACAGGGGCTGTCGTCGGCCTCGGCCTCTGCCTTTGTGGCCTCATCGGCTGCGTCTTGGAGCAGTCAGCATGATCGCCCGGCTCACGGAATGGCTGTGGCAACAGCTTGCGCGTCAGCTCTGCCGCCCTCGCGTGGTGGACTGGCTCATCACCCACAGCAGCGAATCCCCTTACGCGCACCTGCAGGACCCTGACGGCACCTACTACATGCGCCGATTCTGGCTGCTCAACCGTTACAGCTTCGGCAAAGGCGGCACACGCAAGGGCTGGCGTCGCTGGTTTCCGAGTGTGCGCCTGCATCACATCATGCGGCAAGACCTCGATCCGCATCTGCACGACCATCCATGGGAAGCTCGCACAGTAATCCTGCGCGGGTCATACCGGGAAGAGCGGTTGGCAGGCTGGGAAGAGCAAATAACAGGCTGGCCATGGGAAGAGCAAGTCCAAGCCCATATCCGCGACTACACGGAACACCACTTGCGTCTGCCCGGCGACACTTGCAAGCTCAACCTCAGAATGTTCCATAACATCGTCAGCGTCAGCGAGGGCGGAGTGTGGACGCTGTTCATCACGTGGAAGTATCAGGGCACGTGGGGGTTTCGGGTTAAGGGGAAGAAAGTGCCGTATCGGGAGTACCTGGGACCGGATAACAAATACGGCAGACCACTGCCGAAGGGGAAGCAACCATGAACATCTTTCTTGCTGTGTACCTTGCCGGCGTAGTGGTGTACACTGGCTATATGTTAGACGCATGGATCACAACACCTGAAGTGGCTCGGCAAGAACTACTGCAGGAACACGAAAGCTTTGGCAAGGTCTTTTTCTATCTGGTTGTCGGTGGAATTTTCTGGCCATGGGTAATTGTGTGGGCAGTGATCCAAACTGTTCGTGAAGGGCCCCCAAAGTGACCTACTACAAACAGCTGCACCGCCACGCCCCAGCTGAAGGCCTCATAGGGGATTGCTGGCGCACGTGCATTGCGAACCTGCTCGGGCTAAAGCCGACGGAAGTTCCTCACTTCGTCGGAGACACCTGGGACGGCCCAGCAGACAAGACAGCTGCTCGCAATGCTGCACAAGCCTGGCTCGCAAAGCGCGGTCTGATGCTGGTCGAGCTCTGTTTCGATGCCTACTGCCTCAACACCAAGGCGATGCTGCAGCCCCTCCCGCTCTATATCCTCACCGGGCAATCTTACAACTTCCCGGACATCTGCCATTCCGTCTTGGGTAAAGGTGCTTTCCAAGTCGTGTTCGACCCTGCTCAGAACAGCGAAGAGGGCAACCTAACGCCCTACAAATGCAGCGAGGAGCAATCTATTTACTGGGTAGAACTCATCCTCCCAATTAACTTAGCCACATTTCTGCAAAGTTCGGAATCCAGTACCTCTGCTTTGCGCTATAGTCATTCCATCGGCAACGCGATCCCGGACCAACAATCCGGCAACGATAAAAAGCCGATTCCGACCTCAACCGACCCCGCAACCCCCTAATAGGAGCCTCACATGTCCACCGATACCACGAACGCCGCAGCCGTAGCAGTCAAAACCCCTTCCATCACCGTCCGCATGGATGACGGCCGCGATGTCGAATTCGCGGGCAAACGCAAAATGATCAAGTCGCACACCATCGCCGGTGCTGACGAACCCAACGCAGGCGAAGTCGTCGTCCGCATTGACTTCGTCAACGGCGAAACCCGCACTTACAACATCGTCGCCACCCTGCTGCACAAGTTCGCTGCCCACGGCGCCGAGCAGAAGCTGGGCGACGAGATCGCAGGCGTGGTTGACGTCGAAGATTGCGTCGTTGCCATCGACGCGCTGCTGATTCGCCTGGAACAGGGCGAGTGGAACGCGACCCGCGACACGAATGGTATGGCTGGCGCCTCGATCCTGTGCAAAGCCCTGATCGAAATGACCGGCAAGTCCAAGGCCGACGTGATGCTGTTCCTGTCGAACAAGACCCATGCGCAGAAGATCGCCCTGCGCGGCAATCCGAAGCTCGACCCGATCGTCAAGCGCCTGGAAGCCGAAAAGGCAGCCCGCAGCACCAAGGTCAAGGCGAATCCGATCGACAGCGATGCACTGCTGAACGGTCTGGGCGTGTCGCCAGCAACGGCCGGCGAAGCGGAAGTCCAGGACGAACTGGCAGAAGCCGGCGCCGCCGAGTAATCGGCAGCAGCAACAGTACCATCGGAATGGGGAACGCGTCCCCGCCGGGAGAATCCCGGTAGCAGTCGCAGCTAGGTGAATTGAGCCTCCACCCCAGCTGCCCTAAAGCCCTCTCGGCGGTCGCTGCGGGGGCTTTTTGTTGCCTGTGCAGTTTGTTGGGAGTTTCACGCGCGCATTACTCCGGTGTAATGTGCGCGTGGAATTGCCAATTACTGAGTGAGAAAATTGCTGTTACTGAGAGACGCCGGAGTAATACGCGCGTAGAATAGACCTATTGGCACTGCAATTGTGCATGCCATGCTCACCATGAGGCTCTCAGCTATGAACACCCAAGTCACCCCCGTCGCTCCTAAGACCGTTAACCGCCTCACGCAGGCCCAAAACTTCCGCCTCTGCAGCTGGTTGCAGAAGATTGCCGAAGCTGGCGCGCTGACGCCATCCACCACTTACGAGGGACTGACGGTCAATGCCTGTGCTGAATTGGGCTTCCATCTGACCAAAAACAACATTGTCGGGGCATTCGAGGCGACTGAACTGAAGCTGCCGGAAGCCCCAGTCGCGGCGGAAGTGGCTATGCAGCGCCGCGTGCAGAAGCTGGAAGCGATGATGCGCATGCTCTGTGACGAACTCAAAGTACCTTGCCAGCTGTAATGAAAACCGATCCCCGCACAGCTTGCGCCAACAGCAACGAAGCCCGTGGCTGGGCGCTCCTCCATGACCTCATCGCGCACCCATTCATGGCCCTGACTAACTGGTCCTCCCTGTCGCTCCGGTTCCATGACTGGACCTCAAACAAGGCCTGGCCTCGACTCACCCCCACAGGAAAGCAGTGGGTATGGGAACGCCCGAGTGTCTTTGGCACTGTCGAAATCACTGCCTTCGGCAATCATATCTACAGCATCAAGCACCCACGAGTGCAGCACGCCTTCGTTACTCAGGCCAGTTCGCCTGATGCGGCGGTTGCAAAAGCAGCTGCGTGGTTCCAAATTCTTGCTGCCGAATTCGGTGGCGTGTTCACCCAATCCTGAAAGGAAGTATCATGTCCGTAGCAAATATGCTGGAAGCCGCTCGCATCACAGCGCCAACCCGGAAACCAGCTGCAGTGAAAAAACCAGCCCCTTCGCTGACCGCGCAAGTCAAGTCGCTCAAGGCCGAACTCAAGGCCACCAAGGCCGGCCTCGTAACGGCGCTCGATAACCTGGAATCTCGCACCAGCTGGTACGATGCAGAGATTAGCACGCTGAACGCTCAGTTAATCACTGTCCGTGCCAATTGCATCGCTGCCAAAGACCTCGTCACTCGCATGGCCTACACAGCCGTCGCTACGCCAGAAGCCATGATCACCGCCCTGGGTGAATACCGCGACAAGAACAGCGTCGACCCAACGACTGACGCAGTCATCCTGCGCCTCATCAATCGCCTGACCAATCTCGGCTAATCCCCAGCTCCTACTTCCAACTTCCTTTCAAAGAGGCTCACCTCATGTCCTTAGCATCCTCCCACTACCGCATTCCAGAATCCCCGCTCGACCTTCTGGAAGACCTCAACGCGGACCTTGCTCTTACAGCCGTCGGCGACATGTCACTCGACGCTCTCTTGGCCGAATCCATGGCCGACAAAGTCCGCAACGAAACCGTCAAAGCCTCCCGCTTCGCTCTGAGCAAAGGCGGTATGCCAGCAGCTGACACTGCCTTCATCCAGGCCCATGTCCGCTCGTGGGAGGCGAAGCGCGAGTGGCTGCCGCAAGCTGCGGTAGTGATGTTTGCACGGCAGCAATGCACAGGCTGCGGACAGTTCCACACGCAATTCCTCGGCTACTACCAGAGGCAGTCCCACCGCACGACAAAGGCCGATCGCTGGGTAGCCAGTGTCAAGCCGCAAGATGATCTGCTGCTGCGGGAGAGCAAGTACCAGGACTCCGTCGCGGAGATTTGTGAAGACTGCGCGGAACATGCCGGGTTTGACGTTGAGGAGGGCTGAGCTATGTTTAAGAAATTGACAGACAAGGTAATTGATTTCTGCTGTTCTTCAGAGGCGCTGTACGTTATCATCACCATTGGCGGTGGCGCGGCTCTCTGGATAGCGAGGCCTGTATGAACATCTGGCTACTCACAGACCCGGAGCACACAGGCTACGACACTTACGACTCAGCTGTCGTTTACGCTAACACCATTGAAGGTGCGTTGAAGCTCGGAGAGCCGATGTGCCTTCAAACCGCTATGCAAATTGGCACAGCGCTGGGCTTGCCAGAAACTGGTGTCGTTTGTTCCTCTTACAACACGAGGTAACGTCATGCAAAACCTGTTCCCTAAGACTAGTTGGCGGCCATACACTCCCAGTCGCCCTGTGCCTGTCGTCTGCCCTCACTGCAGCGGCCCCCACTCCCTTTCGCAATGCCCTACCTGGAGACTGAAATGACCACCGAAACACCTGAAGAACACATGCGTCGGCTCGACGCTCTTGCTGTCAGCCGTGGGCATAGCACAGGCCGGACACGCAGCCAGAACCTGACGAGGCATCAACAAGAGCTGGATGATGCCGCCGGGGTAATTCGCTTTGGGCACGGACAGCCTATCGCTGATGTAAGCGCGCCGACTGACGAGCGGGCAGCGTTTGAGGCTTTCGAAGTCTCGCTCCATGAGAAGTCACATAATCGCCCACTGACGGACGATGAAAAGAAATATGTTCTGCGTCCAGCAAATTCCATCCTAGCTTCAGAAGGCAGTCGTTACGAAGCGTGCCAAGCTCGCTGGGAAGGCTGGCAAGCCCGTGCTGCTGCGCCAGTGAGCGGCCCGACACTTTCGGCTGAGCCGTATGCTTACGTCACCACCGACGAAAAGATGTTGGCTTTTGCTGACTGCATCAAGCCAGAATGTCGCCATGATATGACACCTCTCTATAAACGGGCTGCGCCAGTGAGCGGACAGGGGGCGAGCATCGACACACCGGAGTTCCGTGAATTGATGCGGCAGGCTGCGGTACAAGCTATTAACGGCAACGATTCGTACCACAAGATAGTAGACGAAATCATTGCTTTCGTTGACAGCCTTCCCCGTAGCGAGGACAGCCGCGCCAAGGTGCTGACGGATGCGGAAGATCGGGCACGCTTGAACTGGTTGGAGTCGCAACTCGATATCGGAGCCATCACGATAACGCTTGGCGCAGTCAGTGCAGGCATGAACGCAACTTTCCTGGCATTCGGCATGGACGACGGTAGCTGTGCTTCCAGCGGCCCGGCTCGCAACGTTCGACAAGCCATCGACGCCGCCCGCCACATCACCGGCCAGGCTGACAAGGCGGAAGGGGCGAGCAAGTGAGCGCCATTCCCCGCGTATGCGGCAAATGCGGATCGCGCCGCCACCCTGACGACACCCAGTGCAAGCACTGTCACCGCAAATTTAGCTATGGACACACCATGACCACCCCCAATCAATCCGCAGTGAGCGTGCTGCGCGAGGCGCTGGCCGAAGCTGTCGCCACCTTCCGCCGCTACGAAGTCAGCCATCGCGCCAAGAACACGGACGATAGCAACGCGAAAGCCGAGGTCAACGCCGAACTGGCCGGACGCTTCGAGTTGATCCTCGCCGCCACCGAGCATGCAGGTATCCAGCCATCCGAGCACGACGAGCCGACGCACAAGAACCATCCAGGGCACCATGACGGCCATACCTGCGAAGCAATGGGCCAGATGCTTGGCGACTTCGGCTCGCAGCGCACAACGCCGGAAAAGGTCGTTGCTGCGATGCAGGGTGCAGCTATACAGCCAGCGGGCTTCGTCGGCCAAGACGCGCTGAAATGTCTGAAGGAATATGCAGACGGCGGCATGCCAAACAGCGTGCGCCTGTACAACGATCCTGTACCTGAGCGGGGCATTACAGTTCCAGTATTCGCCGCCACCGCAGCGCAACAGGCGAAAGCCGAGCAGGAGCAACAGTTGGCACGCGATTGGCCGGAGGACTTCGAACACGAGAACGGCAATTACATGTGCAACTGTTCAACGTGCGGGAAACGGTTTTTCGGACATAAGCGCCGGGTAACTTGCAAGCTCTGCGCCACTCCAGCCAGCAAGCCCGAGGCGGCCACCGCAGAGCAGCGCGCAGCGATCCACGCAAAGGTGCTGGCGCGCGACGACGAGGATCATTTGATCTGCCCGCCTTTCAGCAAGCCCGAGGCGAGCGAGTTGCGGGCGCTGCCGGAAGTGGTCACCATCAAACGCAATGCCACTTCCGAGCGCGAGGCAGTGGTAACGTTTTCTCGCATGGTAACTGACGAGGAATTACGCGCCTACGACCAACTGTGCCGGGACACCGCGCCCGCTAGCGTTTCTAATCCGAAAGGTATCGCCTAGCCGTTTGATCACTGCCCTACTCCGTGGTATCCTATCACCTAATCCATAACCTGCAAAGGAACTCCAATGTCCCGTCCCAAAGGCCTCACCCCACGCATCAGCAAGAACATCTCCCTGCCACAAGACATCGTGGCGCGGATGGAGCTGGAACTCTATTCTGAAGTCGACGGCCGGATTCCGATCGGTGCGCAGTCGCAGCTGATCGAAAAGCTGCTCCGCGAGCACTACAAGAAGATGGACGCCGGTTGGCTGGAAGAGAGCCCAGCATGATTACCCGCACCCTCACTGGTAAGACCAGATTCCGTGAGCATCGGCGCTGGTTCAAGCCCTCGCTGCTCATCCTGCAAGTCGAGGAACACCTCACAGGCTGGGAACCGGCTTTCCACGACGGCACTTCCGAAGAGGTGAACAAGTACCAGTTCCGTGATGTCAGCATCTGCGATCTTCCCGCGCCAGCTGCAATTGCTAGCTGGATCACTCTCAACAAATAGGAAACCACCATGCCAAGCACACGTAAGACCAAAGCCCAATGGGAAGCTGAAGTTAACAACGCCTACCAACAGGGCCGACTCAAAGGCATTTCCGAAGGCAGGGAACTGGCCTACAAAGAAGTTAACGGCGAAACCGCCAAGACCCGTTTGGATATCCTGCGCGGCATCGGACAAACCATCCAGGCTTGCGCCCAACTCGCAGACAACGTTGGCGGCTTGCGTTAAGCCGTAATTGCAGTATCGATCCAGGGCGTGGCCCTGACAGAAAAGAGAGCTCACAATGACTGACCAGCAAGCAGCAGCAGAACAATGGCACAGCGACCATCAAGAGGAAATGGCCATGGTAGCTGAACCTCCACCTCCCAACGGCTTCCCCCTCCCAGGCCAAGCCATCACTTTCAACCCCGAGCAGAAGCTCGCCCTCACTGCCCTCCTCGACTTCATCGCGGACCCCGACTCCTTCTTCTTCGTCCTGTCCGGTTACGCTGGCACTGGCAAGACCTTCTTGATGAAAGAACTCATCGCTCGCTGTGCCGGCTCCCGTGCGCAGTTCGCTTTCACCGCCCCGACGAACAAAGCCGCGAAGGTGCTTCGTGCCATCACCGGCCAGGCTTGCACTATCTACAGCTTCCTGGGGCTGCGCATCGAAAAGAATGGCGAGCTGAAGGAACTCGTTTCCGGTGACACCCCCGACGACCTGTCCGACTTCGACGTCATCTTCATCGACGAAGCCTCGATGATCAACAAACGGCTGATGGCTCTGCTCCAGGAAATTGCCAAGTTCCACAAGGTCAAGATCATCTTCCTTGGGGACTCAGCTCAGCTCCCACCTGTTGGCGAAGCCTGCAGCCCTGTGTGGGAGCTGGAATCCAAAGCCACCCTCACGCAGATCATGCGGTACGACAATCAGATCCTCAAGCTCGTTACAGCAATCCGCGATGTCATCCCTTCCTTCACCCCGAGCATCAACATCAAGTCCGACAACGATGGCACGGAGGGTGTCTGGAAAATGCCGAAGCAGTCCTTCAAGGAACGTATCTACCAGGAAGCGATGAATGGCACATTCGCGGACGGCTCGCTGGGCAAGGTCATTGCATGGCGCAATGTGCGCGTGGACGAATACAACGACCTCATTCGACGCGCCATCTTCGGCGGCATGGCTACCCCCGGATCGTTTCTCATCGGCGATCGTATCATCGCCACGGCCCCATGCAAGCGCGGGGAGGACTCGTTATTGAACACGGACGACGAAGCCATCGTTGAAAACGTCGTCGTGTGCATGCACCCATGGCATCCGCAATACCACATGTTCGAGCTGAAATGCCTGACGGAAATGGGCAAGACTATTCGGCTGATGGTTATCCATCCGAATTCCGTGGTGCAGTTCGCGGCGGATTGTGAAGCACTGGCGCACGCGGCCAGGAGCAATTCGAAGCTGTGGAAGAAATTCTGGGAGTTGAAAGACATCTTCCATGAAGTAAAGTATGGCTATGCCATCACTGCCCACCGTGCTCAGGGCAGTACCTACCGCGATGTCTTTGTTGACTATCAGGATATTCTCCTGAACCGGAATCGCCGCGAAGCTTTTCAGTGTTTGTATGTTGCTACGAGCCGGGCGCAAAAACGCCTGTTTCTGGCATGAAGCCGGCTCTGGGAACGGAACTGGTCCGGGTCACTGGCATCACTCCAGACTGGAAGGGGGAAATGCTTTTGCACCCGGAAATCTGCACTGTGGTCAAGCATACCCCTAAAGGGGTTCGGCTTAAACGGCCTTACGTAACGAAGCTGAAATTTCAACTGGACGATGGTGGACGCTATGCCAGTGCTACGTTACCGGAAGCCGTGAAGGCCTTCGAATTTAGGCGGATTCGGTACTGTCAAATCCTGGAAAATCAGCTGGAATTCGCCAAACAGGAACTGGAACTTACAAAGGCCTGGAAGCCGGCTCCACTGGTATCCGTCGTGGAACTGTAATTCCGTGCGTGACTACTGACACCGGCTCGGTTATATTAATTCCATGCGCACGTTACTCCGGTGTAATGTGCGCGTAAAACTCACCCACACCTTAAGGAGATTCAAATGTCCCGTATCCAGTCCACTCTCAGCGCCGCAGTCCTGATGGCCCTTTCCACTGCTTCCATGGTAGGCCGTACCATGCGGACGATTCTGCCGAACATGAAGCTCAGCCCTTACAGCGGCGAGATCACCTTAGCCCCCATGACCTACGGCTACAAAGGCAAGGGAATTTCCATGGCCCGCCAGAAGCGCGCCTCCACCAAAGCCCGCAACCGTGCCCGTAACAAGGCTCATCACTAACCCCACCGCCAGCTCCTGCTCCATGTTCGTCAATCTCCACCACACCTTCCAACCCTCAAAGGAACCTTCCTCATGCAACTCGACATCACCGCTTACGTCCCTGTGCAAGTCATCGTCGCCGGCAAAGCCTTCACCTACAAGTTCCTCGTCCCTGTCAGCTCCGAAGGCGGAACCGTACCCCTGGGCCTCGCCATCCGCCAGCCAGTCGTCGTCGACTTCGGCAGCAAAGGCCTCTGCGTCGGCATCGTCGAAAGCGTTAACCAAGTCCCAATCGACCCCAACGCCAAGTTCAAATACAAGTGGATCGTCGCCGCAATCGACCGCAGCAAGTACGACGCCATCCTCGCGGCTGAAAGCGACGCCGGCGCCGTGATCGCTGGCGGAGGTGCTCCGTCGATGGCTGCAATGCTGGCGTCGACTGCCAAGTAACCCACAGCCGGGCAGCTCCGGCTGCCCTTTCCTCACAGGAGCCCACCATGAGCAATGAAACCATTATGAGCAGTATCCAAATCTGGCGCCAGAAAGCCCGTGACGGCACGCTGACCGTCGCCGAAGCCCGTCAAGCTGTCGACGCGATTCGCAAGGACCGCATGGGCGCGCAGGTTGTCTCGACTGCCAGCAAGACCAAAACGGCCACTGCGAAAGCGAAAGCTGCCCCTATCGACAGCAACGCGCTGCTCGACGACTTCATGTCGTAACCCCCGGCAGCGGCTTGCCGCGCCTAGTCATTGAAAGCCAGCCATGTTACTTAAAGACTACAAGCCGGGGCATGTTATTTCCGCCCCCGGTTTCCTGATGCAGCTTCCTTACAGTGAAGATGTTACGTGGCATGTCCGGGAGCTTCCCGCTTCCGGGTATGTTACCCTCGGCCCTTGCCCTATTACCTTCACCGTTCCTGAAGGCTTTAATTGCGTTGCGGCCGAAATTTCTTCCATCGACGCCGCTATTGGGGAAGCCGCAGAAAGCTACCATCAAACGATGGCATCCCTGCGACAGCGTAAGGAGGCTCTCTTGCAGTTGTCGCACAGCAGTGACGAATCGGAAATTCTTGATGCCCCAGCTGCCGATTCCCCTCCTCAATCCTTCAAGGACATCAGTGATGACATCCCTTTCTAACGCCGTCGCCCAGCGGCCAATGTTTCCACACACGATCGACTCCACAATCCTGTCGGCGTGGCGTTCCTGCCGTCAGAAGATGTTCCTGCAATACGTGGAACACTGGAAACCTTTGTCGCAGTCCGTCCATCTCGTAGCCGGTGGAGCGTTCGCGTCAGGTATCGAAGCCGCTCGCAATTCCTTCTACGTCGAAGGCCACTCGCAGGACGACGCGCAAGCTGCCGGCCTGATCGAACTCGTCAAGAAGTACGGCGACTTCGAGTGCCCACCAGAATCCGCCAAGTCCCTGGAGCGCATGTGTGGCGCGCTCGAATTCTACTTCGACAACTACCCGCTCGGCAATGACGGCGCAGAGCCAATTACCCTTGCCAGCGGCCGTCGCGGTATCGAGTTCAGTTTCGCCGAACCACTCGAAATCATGCACCCCGTAACCGGCCAGCCGCTCTTGTACACGGGCCGTTCCGACATGGTTGCGCATCGTGCTGGCGGTATCTACGTCTACGACGAAAAAACCACTTCGAGCCTCGGGGCGTCCTGGGCTCGCCAGTGGGAAATGCGCGGCCAATTCACCGGCTACATCTGGGCACTGCGTCAGCAAGGGATCAAGGCGGCCGGTGCCATGGTTCGCGGGATTGCGATCCTGAAGACCATGTACAACCACATGGAAGTCCCGACTTACCGTTCGGACTACGAAATCGACCTGTGGCACGCCCAGACCCTCCGCGACATTCAAGCGATGATCCGCTGCTGGGAAGAGGGCTATTGGGACTACAGCATCGACTCCGGCTGCACGGAATACGGCGGCTGCAGCTTCACCCGCGTGTGCAAGTCCCACGAACCAGAAGCATGGTTGCCTGTGTACTTCGAGCGCCGTGTCTGGGATCCTTTGGCCCGTGCCGAAACCACTGTCGCGGCCTACGAGGAATCCTGGGGTCATGTCCGCAGCGACCCCTCCACCCTGCCAGTTCCCAAAGTCGCTATGAGCGACAGCGAAGAATTGCAGGACTCTTTTAAATCCCTTTTCCTGAAAGGAAACTAGCAATGAACACCCCGCCCACTCCCCGCAAGATGGAAGACATGTCGCATGAATACCTCATCGAAAGCGTCATGCTGCTGGAAGCCTACACCGCCGCCATGCTGCAAATGATCCTGACGCATCACCCGTACATGGGGCAGGCCGCGAACGAAATCGGTACTGAATTCCAGGCCCGGCATGCCGAAATGGATGCCAAGTACCCACGGACGGAAATCATCATGCCGCCTGGCCTGACGATCATCAAGCCACACTAGGAGCCACAGACCATGGCAAAAGCAATCGGGCCGTATGTGCAGCAATTCATTGTTGACGGCGAATGGCTGGGGGAAGCTCCGCGCGCATCGGAAGCCGTCAACGATCAACGGCAGCCGCCCCGGAGCCTTGGCATGGTCTGCCCTCACTGTGCGGAGATATGGGCGCGCTGCCCCGTGTCGCTGCCGGGCGGTGCTCCGAACCCTTTCCAGTTCTGGACAAAGGCTTGCCGGAAGTGCCCAACACCAAGTACACATGGTCGAGGTATCTACGGGAGCTTGCTGCTGGAATGGGAGCAGGATTTCCTTGCTAGCTGGCCGGACGCAATGTGGCTCCGGGAGCTGGCCTTACACCTTTCACTTTACCCTGAAAGCTAGCCATGTACGAATGTCACATTACCATTGAACCGCTGGATATTCATAGTGCCGATCCAGCCTGCGTCGAAGCTTTGGCCAAAACCCACCGGTTTAAACTGGCCAAATTACTCATGCAGAATCGTGAGGCTTCCACGCCAGAGCGTAGCATGTATGATACATTCATGACCGGCCACGATGATTGCTATCGTGACCTCGAAACACGAATGCTGAACCTAATCGAAGGTCTTTCCAAAAACGGCTTCGACATCTGGCGCTACAAGATCGAACTGATCGTGCTCGACAGCCGTGGCGGCGATATCTTCGGCGTTACAACTCCTCAACCTGAAAAGGCAATACCACATGTCTACTGAAACCCTCCCAGGCGTTGAAACACAACTCCAAGCCGCTTCCACCCTCCGTGGTGTCAACGTGCTCTTGATGGGCCCAGCTGGCACCGGCAAGACCACAGCCATCGGCACTGCAGTCGACGCCGGTATCGAGGTCTTCTACCTCGGCCTCGAACCCGGCCTGGAATCCCTCATCGGTTACTTCACCGACAAGGGCAAGCCGGTGCCTCCGAACCTCCACTGGCACGAAGTGGAATCGCAGAAGGCCTCGTTCGCGGAACTCATCCAGAACGCGACCAAGGTCAACACGATGTCGCTCGACACGCTGGCAAAGCTCGCCGACCCGAACCGCTCGAAGTACGATCAGTTCACGAAAATCCTCACGGCGCTGAACGACTTCAAGGACGACCGCACCGGCCAATCCTTCGGCTGCACCGATACCTGGGGGCCGAACCGTATGCTGGTGATGGACGGCATGGCGGGCCTCTGCCGCGCGGCGATGGGGCTCGTGGTCGGGGGCAAGGCCGTCAGCAACCAGAGCGATTGGGGCATCGCGCAGAAGCAGGTCGAAACCCTGCTCTTCATGCTCACCAATCAGCTCAAGTGCCACTTCGTCCTGATCAGCCATGTCGAGCGCGAAACCGATGCTGTGCTCGGCGGCACGAAGATCATGCTCAGTTCCCTGGGCAAGGCACTCGGTCCGAAGCTCCCACCGATGTTCTCGGACGTCATCCTGACCGTGCGGGAAGGGACGAAATGGAGCTGGGATACGGGGAGCGCCCTGGCCGATGTCAAGACTCGGAACCTGAAAGTCGGGCAAGGTCTGCCGGCGGACTTCGGGCCGATTATTGAGAAGTGGAAGTCCAGGGGCGGCCGCGCTGTGTAATTCCACGCGCACATTACTCCCGAGTAATACGCGCGCAAAACCCTCAACCAACTGAAAGCCTATCATGACTGTACTAGCCTGGGACGGCAAGATGCTCGCCGCCGACAAGCAATCCACCTGTGGTGACGCCATTGCAGCTGTCACTAAAATCTTCCGCTGGCATGGCCATGGACTCTTGGGCATCACCGGTAACTTTTCCATGGGGATGGAAATGATGCAGTGGCTCCGTGACGGGGGTGATCCGGCAACTTTCCGCTCCGATTGGCGTGATCCAGACAAAGGTCCGTGCCTCCTCTATATTCGGCTCGACGGCACTTGCTTGAAATTCGAGTCCTCCCCGGTCCCTTTTGAAGTAGAAGGCCCACTCGTCACAGCTGGTTGTGGCATGTCCCCAGCCCTGGCCCTTCTCAATGCCGGATTATGCGCCACGGAAGCGGTTGAAGGAACCTCAGCCGTCCTCAACAGCTGCGGTATGGGGGTGGATTTCCTCTACCTACACGTTTTGGAGAACTGACCAATCTCTACTTGCCCTCTTCCACCCACCCCGGCATCATACATTCTCTCGCCGCAACGCTGATCCCGGCCAGTCGCAATCGGATCAGCAAACAAACCTAGCCCTTAACCTAGCCCTAACCAGCTAACCTTTACAGTGAGTTTATCATGACATTTGACGCAGACAGCTTCCTCAACGCATCCATCCAAGGTTCCAACTCGACCAAGGTCATCCCCGTGCCAATCGGCTCCTTCCAGGGCGTTATTGAAAAAGTCACCCCCCGCCAGTGGCAATCGAAAGACGGCAGCCAAACCGGCATCTCGCTGGACGTGTTCTGGCTGATCGAAGACCAAGGCGTCAAGGAACACCTCGGCCGCGACACCGTCGTGTGCAAGCAGGGCATCATGCTCGACACCACGCCCCAAGGTGGTCTGGACATGTCGCCGGGCAAGAACGTCGGCCTGGGTCGCCTCCGCGAAGCCATCGGCCAGAACGATCCGAACCAGCCGTTCAGCTTCCACAACCTGCCGGGCCAGATGGCCAAGGTCGATGTGAAGCACCGCATCGACGGCGAAGATACGTACGCTGAAGTCAAAGGCGTGGCGAAGATGTAACTGGCTCCGGCCAGCGTAGCAAGCAGCTCGGCCGGTTCTCCGCGTCCTGCCGCAAAAAGCAAGCCCGGCGGCTCCTAATAGCCGGGCACCATTTCCCAGCCAACCCTTCAGGAGCACTAGCCATGGCATTCCGCTTTCTCATCGTTGACACTTCCGGCGACGTAACCGGCACCGACGACAACCCGCCGGATATTTCCGACAGCGACAGTATCGTCTGCATCATCGATACCGAGCAGGGTCAGTACAACAACGACGACCTGGACGACGAGCCGATCATGCAGTATGAAGGCGCCGACGACAGCGACAACGACAGCGACGAAGACTAAACCGCTGCTACCCCTTCCACCACTCTACAAGGAACCTTTCCAATGCCCACAATCACCCCCACCACTGGCCGTGTTATCCTGTTCGTCCCTGACTCCGAAATGGGTCTGGGCCATCAGGAAGAATCCCTGGCCGCACTCGTCTGCCGTGTCAACGAAGACGGCACGATCAATCTGGCAGTATTCGATCTGGACGGCCACCATCACGCCGTGCAGAACGTGCCGATCGTCGAGCTGATCGAAGGCCAGGAAGTCCCGGCCCACGGTCGCTTCGCCCACTGGATGCCGTATCAGCTGGCAACCGCTGCAGCAGCGGCTCCAGCGCCTGCTGCAAAGAAATAGCAACACCCCGGCCGCTTCGGCGGCCTGTTCCACCTCAGCCATGATAGCTACTTCAGCCATGCAAGCAATCTCCCTGCCGCGTACCACTCTACACCAACTGCCAGGGCTATTTTCAGCTCTGGCTTTTTCACTTCCCCTTTCGGAAAACTAATATGCAAATGCAATTCGCCCCTCGCGCAGCCATCGTCATTCGCCCCGACCGCCAGCGCAAAGAATTCGATCCGGTAAAGATTCAGGAAATGTCGACCGGGATCGAAACCAAAGGTCTGCTGCACGCCCCTGTCATGCGTGAAGAAGGTGGGAAGCTCATCCTCGTCGCAGGCGAAACCCGCATCCGTGCCATCGACAACATCTGGGCACTCGCCGGCAGCTTCCGCTACAACAACCAGCTGGTGCCGGAAGGCATGATCCCCTACGTGACCTTGGGGGAGCTCTCGGCACTCGAAGCGGAAGAAGCCGAGCTCGAAGAAAACATCCGTCGCAAGGACTTGACGTGGCAAGAGTCCAGCAATGCCATGGCGAAGCTGCACCGCATTCGCAGCGCCAAAGCGCAGTCCGAAGGCCGTGTACATTCCGTGGCTGACACAGCCATTGAAGTCAAAGGCCGTTCCGACGGCTCTTTCCAGGAAGCCACTCGCCGCGAGATTGTTGTAGCAAAGTTCCTTCACGATCCCGCAGTTGCGAAAGCGAAAGATGTCAACGAAGCCTACAAGATCATCAAGAAGCAAGAAGCGCAGCAAAAGAACATTGAAAACGCTGCCGCTGTCGGCACTACCTTCAACGCTTCCGTGCACAAAGCGCACAATGTTAACTGTCTCACGTGGATGGCCGCGCACGACGCAGGCTACTACGACGTCATCCTCACGGACCCGCCATACGGCATGGGCGCAGATACCTTCGGCGATGGCGGCGGCGGGCGCCTGACCAACAACGAACACCACTACAAGGACGACTACGACCACTGGAAAGCCCTGATGGAGGCGTGGTGCCCACTCTCCTTCCGCATTGCCAAGCCGCAAGCGCACGCCTACGTGTTCTGCGACATCGACAACTTCCACGAGTTGAAACGCATGATGCAGGCCGCTGGCTGGTACGTGTTCCGTACGCCGTTCATTTGCACGAAGCCCGGCTCGGGTCGCGTGCCGCTGCCGTTTGAGGGGCCGCGCCGCCAATACGAGACGTTGCTCTACGCGATCAAGGGCAAGAAGCCCGTCACCGCGATCTACCCCGATGTGCTCACCTCCTACGCCGACGCCAACATGACGCATGGCGCGCAGAAACCCGTGGAGCTGTTCGAGCAATTGCTCGTTCGGAGCGTGCGGGCCGGGGACAAAGTCCTGGACTCATTCGCCGGCTCCGGTACGCTCGTCCCGGCCTGCCACAAGTACAAGTGCGAAGCAACGGTGTTGGAACTGAACCCGGAGTATTTCAGCATGATCCATAGCCGGATGCAGAACCTGGATTCGATCGTGGCTGCGGATACTGTGAATCATGGTACGGCGGCGGATGGTGATCGCATGGCCAAGGAACTGCAGTCATTGATGGGGATGTGATGATCTACAATCGCTTGTCCAATGCTGAACTAGGTCGCTGGTTGGCAGTTACACCGGACGACAAAGCGGCGCAACAAGAACTAATGGAACGGAGCCGCTTCCTTATTGATCGGGAATCAGATGACCTCAAGGAACTTGAGTGTCAAATGGACGCTATGGAAGCCAACCATCGCAGTGAAATTAACAACCTACAATGGGACCTTGACGCGGCTGATGTAAAGATAACAGCTAACGAAGCCTTTGTAAAGGAATTTGCTGGGGTCTGTCGACAGATCGCCAGTCTCGTCAATCCACTCATTGCACAGGAGAATAAAATATGATTATACCTACCGGTCCCCACACTGCCAAGATCATGCTCGTCGGAGAATTCCCGCACGAACAGGACCTGCTCAACTCCGCCCCATTCGTCGGCGGCCCCGGCTACGAACTCCGCAAGATGCTGCAGGAAGTCGGCATCTACTTCGAGCATTGCTACGTGACGATGGTCATGAAGGACCGCGTACCGCAGGGCAAAGTCGAAACCATTATTGCAACCAAAAAGAAGGATATCACTCATGCCCACGTATACTGCAACGGGAAGTATGTTTTACCATCGGTCGTGGAGAGCTTGGATCAGCTCCGCGGTGAGATCGAGAGAGTCAAGCCAAATGTTGTGGTCACCTTCGGGAACCTTGCTCTGTGGGCTCTTACTGGTGAATGGGGTGCCGGTTCGTGGCGCTCAAGCATCATGGACTCCACACTTGTCCCTGGCCAGAAAGTTATTCCAACCATCAGCCCCGCTATGGTCATGCCGCAGTGGCGTCTCCGGCCTCTCATCGTGCATGACCTGGCAAGGGCAAAGAAGCAGAGCGCCGGCCCAGAGATACAGCGTACGGTTTACAACTTCCTGATCCGGCCGACGTTTGAGCAGGCTTGTGACTACTTGGAAGCGATGATCCAAGACGCGACCTTGTATAAAGACAACATGGGGCAGCGCCAGAAGATCGGCGGCGACATCGAAACCCGCGCCGGGCACATTAGCTGCATTGCATTCGCCAAGTCCAAAACCGACGCTATCTGCATTCCGTTCATGCAGACGCCAGGGCCGATGCCCCTCCTTCCTATCCAGGGTAAAAATATCTCTGATAAGCAGTACGAACACATGCTGCACGACTACGACGAAGCCCTAGCCGAGCACCAGGAAAAGCTCTCTGGTTACTGGGCGGCCGAAGAGGAAGCGGAACTCGTCTTCCTCATCTATCAGCTGTGCCAACTCGTCACGATTGTCGGCCAGAACTGGAACTACGACGCACAGTACTTCTGGCGCTGGTGGCACTTCATCTGCCCGTCTGTTAAGGACACGATGATTCAACAGCATAGTTGCTTCAGCAACCTGGAGAAAAATCTTGCTTTCCTATCGTCGATGTACCTGGATGATCACCTCTACTGGAAAGATGACAGGACCAACTGGACGGAGGGGCCAAAAGGAGAGGGGGAGGATAAGTATTGGATTTACAACTGCACGGATGCTGTGCGGACCCTGGCGATCGAGGAAGTTCTATGTTCAGTTGTCAAAGCGCTTGGCGTCCAAGCCGTCGACGACTTCCAACAGCGACTCGCACCACGAGTTCTGAAGACCATGAACCGTGGCCTGCGTGTGGACATGAAAGAGCGTCTCCGCTTCGCCATGGCCGTGCAGGGGGAAGTGGCGACTCGCGAAGACTGGATGCAGCAAGTCCTGGGCCGCGTTATCAATATCAAGTCCCCGAAGCAGATGGCCGATTTCTTCTATCGGGAAATGGGATTGAAACCGATTATCAGCAAGAAAACGAAAGGAGTAACGACAGATGACGAGGCGCTTCATAGGATTGCTGCGCGTGAACCGATACTGCAGCCGGTTACGCGTAAGATTGCCGAATTACGAAGCCTTGGTGTGTTTCATTCGACCTTCATACAGGCTCCTCTTGATACCGACGGCCGGATGCGATCTAGCTTCAATGTCTGCGGAACTGACACTTACCGATTCGCAAGTGCAAAGAACGCGTTTGGAACCGGGGCTAATCTTCAGAATATCCCGAAGGGGGGCGACACTGAAGATGAAGGTCTTGAGCTACCGAACATTCGCACGCTTTACATCCCAGACCCTGGCTGCACGTTCTTTGACATCGACCTGGACTCATCCGACTTACGAGTGGTTACTGGCGAATCCAACTGCCTGTGGATGCTGGACCACTTTGCCAACGGACGTAAGCCTTACGTTGAGGTGATGCGGGAATATTACAAGAACAGGGCCATGGACAAGAACAGCCATCCCAGGGAGTACGGAATGTTCAAAGCTCTCTGCCATGGCACCAATTACCTGGGAACTGCCGCAGGCATCGCCCCTCGCATCGGCCTCAACGTCCACGAAACTGACAACATCCAGAAGTGGTACTATGGCATGTGCCCAGAAATCAAGAAGTGGCAGGAGGACGTCAAGAAGCAAGTTACAAAGCGCCGCTGGATTCAAAACGTGTTTGGGTACAAGTTCCACTTCTTCGACAGGATCGAGGGCACAATTTTCAACCAAGCCGTTGCATGGCTAGGACAGTCCACTACCGGCTGCCTCATTAACCGTGCCTACGCCAACATCGACGACAACCTGCCGGAAGTGGAAATCCTCCTGCAAGTGCACGATTCCCTGGCCGGGCAATTCGAGTCCCATCATGGTGATTGGGCCTTGCGCCGGATCGTGGAAGAGTGCCAAATCGTGCTGCCGTACGAAACGCCGCTCATAATCCCTGTGGGAATTGTCAGCAGCAAATCGAGCTGGGGGCAGTGTGATTAAGGTCTATCATGTAGCCGACCCAAACAGAGAGGGGGTGTACATAGGTCGCCCCTCTCTATTCGGCAATCCTTTCCACATCGGCCAACATGGCTCCCGTGAAGATGTTGTCAGGCTTTACGAGGCATGGATTCTGGCCCGACCCCAACTCCTGACATTGATAAAGGAACGGCTGCGAGGAAAGTCCCTAATCTGTTACTGTGCCCCGCAGGCATGTCATGGGGACATACTGCTACGGCTTTGCAATCCTGAGAGTTCTACCCTCACGTTACTGGATAGTAATACGCGCATAGAATGAACTGACTCCGGGCGGCGCGTTCCGGCCAATCCGGGGATCAAAACGTAGGGGGGTAGAGCATACCGCCATTCAACGCAAAACGGGAGGGAATAGGCAACTATGTCTATTCCCTCCCGTCGTTTGTGGGGCCGCTATTTAGTGCCCCGATAACTCCCGCCACCTCTCAGCCCACCTCAATTCCACGCGCACGTTACTCCGCTGTAACGTGCGCACAGAACCCCACCCCTAATCCATCAGCCCTTCCGCCTTCAGCCTCGCTTGACAGGCCCTCCCTGTAGCGAACCCCTCTTCCACCCGCAGCGTCAACGCTTTAATATCTCGTTCAACGTCTGCTCGAACCAGCCGGCCGGCGGAATCTCCGCTGTCGCTGCTGCCGGTGCTTTCACTTTTGGTGGTTGTGGCATCTGGACAGATTGCTTTTCCGACGCGCACCCGCTCAGTAGCAATGCGATGCACAATAGGTTTAAGCTCTTCATTGCGTACCCTTTCGATAATCGTATTCGTTTCGGCCGTGCTCGCGGTCACGGCGACGTTATCCTGCAATTTGACAATCACGGCCACGGCATCACGCGCAGCACGCTCCCGAGTGGCCGTATCGAACCCCCGTTGCCATGTCCACCCATATGCCGCACCAACTCCTACGACAACGGCTAACGCGGCCCCTGCTTTCACCTGCCATGGAATAATCACGTAGTCACCTTTTCAGTCGTTTCCATCTTCGTCGTTGTCACTGTTCCGGCTGGTTCCCCCTTCGTTTCCGACATCAGTTTCGCAATCACCGGCGTGACCCAAATCCCACAGTAGAGACCGAAGAACCCTTCGGTCAGCGTACCTTTCAACTCCCGCACCACGATGAGCCATGTACTCACTGCAAACGCAATCATAAACACCAGCGCGAACTTGCTGATCTTGCCGTTGTCCATGATCAGATCAAACACGTTGAAGTCGAACCCCGGCTTCCTATGTGCTCGCCAGAAGGACACGACCACGAACCCAGCAGAGACTGCCAGGATCGTGAGCATCCAGTCCCAATTCAGGCTCACTTCGCCCCCGGACCCAGGAATAGCTTTTGCTCAGCTTGACGTCGACGGAGCAGCCCGGCCACTTCCTGACCGTTGTCGAACTTCCAGCGCAGGAATTCCTTCGCCGCACCGGCAATATTCGATGCGTTGAGCTTCGCCACCAGCGTACTCTTCCGAAAGGCATTGCCGCCGATGTTGAAAGTCAGCGAGCACAGTGCATCGAACTGCTCCTGCGTCAGCCACACACGCACGTAGAGGTTGACATCTTCCTCTGCGTCAGCCATGTCCTCCGCAAGCCATGCGTCCGCTTGCTCTTGCGAACAAGTGTCGAATTCCTTCACCCCGCCGGTGTGCCCCCAGCCGATAGTCCAGACTCCGCCACCGTCCTTGTAAGCGAGCAACCGGCAGCTCTCGAAGCTCTTTACGAGCTCCATCCCTGCTGTGCCCATTTTCATCTGTCGCATCTTCTTCTCCTTTGTAGTTGCCGCCGCTTCGGTTACAGTCGAACGTGCGAAGCCGCCCAGGTTAGGAAGCTCCCCAACACCCCCCCTACGCTGCCCATGATGACCACGGCTCGCCACCCACCCTTGGCTTCGTTCATAGTTTGCAGGATCTTCTCAATTTGCTCGGATTGGCGGGCATTGGAATACTTCACATCTTCCAGCGTGGCCTTCATGTGGGTGAACTCCGCCTTCAACACGGCGAGGGCGATGGCTGTTTCTTGATCAGGTGGCATAGCATTATCCATTAGAAAAGTGTCCGAGTGAGTTCGTAGGCGAAGCTATTCGCCCCGCTGCGTTCTACCCAAAATTCGATCATGCCGGGACCGGAAAAAGCAACGCCCCCGGCGGTCTGGATAAACGCACTATCACTGATCGTCATATTGGCATTGGTAGTGCGAAGCAGGATGCGGCGGCCGCTGGTTACACCAGCTACAAGGGTGTTGACGGGAGTCGCCACGGTTGCCGTTACTACGTAGAAATTCATCATATCTGGGAACGTCAGCACACTGGCAGCCACATTGGCTTCTGTGAGGGTAGGGCCAGTAGCATAAGTGATGGCCCCTTTGGAAACGTAAGGAGCTTCCACATCCCCCCGCTCCTTCATGCTGAAACCGTAAATGCCGTTTGTGCTCAGGTCATTTACTTTGAGAGTTCCGGCTCCGGTCCAAGCCGCGCGCGGGCTGTAGATATTCCCAATCGCAGTGATACGAGGGTCCGTTCCGCTCATCTTCAACCCGTTGACGCCTGCAGTGCCTGCGGTGTAGAGAATGGTATTGCCAATTACGCTTTTACCGTTACCGCCGAAGGCAGAAGAGGACTGTACATCAACTCCAATTCCATTCACCACAGTACCGATACTCACAGTGTTGGCTTCAAGCACAGAGCCAATATTAGTCGTAAGATTATCCTGGATCAAGGTAGCAAAGCCAGGGAAGATGAGGTTCTTGCGGATAGTGTTGTAATTGCCGAGGTTCTGAATGCCGATGCCCCCATCACCACCTTCGAAGTAGTTATCGCAGATTACCGTGCCCTGCACATTGGAGGCCAGCAGCACCCCGTTGTAGCAAAGGGATACTTCGCAGTCAGTGATTTTCGCGCTGTAAACAGTACCGGCTCCACCTCCTAAAGAATAGCCGGTCAACCAGCCTCGGGAAGTGTTTTTGCTGAACGTGATCAATCCGGCGTCGTAGTTGAGTGGGAAGTCGAAGCCAATCCCAACTCGCGCTGCGCCCAGACCGAAGGTCACGAAATCCTTGTTCATTACGTAATTGGAATGAACACTGGCAGTGGCGCCATACAGCAACTGGAATCCGCCACCGGTACTGCGCTGGTAGATCACATTGTTGTGGAAGCCGCCTGTGCCATACATGGAGTTGAACTTCACGACTGGAGTTGTCGACGACCCATCGAAACGAATGTAGCACACTTCGAAAGTGCCTTGATTCTGCGCGACTCCCCCCGCGATGTCGGTGAGAATTGGGGCATTCGTTACGCTCTTGAAGACAGTACCACCGCCATTCAACAGCGAGAAGGGATTGCCATAGCCTTGGCCGAAGAGCCGCAAAGCCTGGTCCCTCTCATCTACTACCAACACATTGCCGGGGAGGGTATTGCCAGAAGTCAAGTACCCCCCTGCCGGAGCGAACAGATCTGCTTTTGCCGCCCATGCTGCATCCAGCGCAGCTTGAATCGCAGCGGTGACATTCGTGGTGAAGGTGTAGGCCTTCACAGCAGCAACTTCAGCGGCGGTCATGAAGTCAAACACACTGTAAACTTCCGCGACTTTCGCGCCAAGGGCACGGGCGACAGCAGCGGCCCCCGGCTGCAAGTGCCCAATCGCGTAGGAGCCTCCACTGCCAGTGGTGAAGAAGAGGTCGTCGACCTGATTAAGCCACGCCGCTGTGATTGGGGTTAGCGGGCTGAAAGCAACAAAGCGGGAGCTCATTGGAAATCCTTAAGTCAAGAAGGCTGTGTTGATGTAATCGGGGATGCAGCAGTCCGGCACACCGTAGTCGGGGATTGCGTTATGGCCCTGGAGCATGCACTGCGGAGCCTGGAACTGGTCCGGAGGCTCGGGGCGGGACCACGGCACGGTCTGATCGTCCTTGACGCCCCGGACAAAGTCCTGCGGATTGCGCTCTTCGCGGTGACTCAAGCAGACATAGCGGCCATCCCATGTGCGAGTGCCCCGGCTGCTTTTTTCAATTTTGCCGCACAGGTCGCAGGAAAAGTTCCACTGGCCCTGGCGATAGTAAGGAGGATAGCTCATGCTCCGGTCCCGTTAGCGACAGACATTGCCTTGAGCCCGTTGGCAAGAGCAATTGCAGTAGGGAGGTCCACGGCATTGGCCGGGAGCACCACGGCAGCCTGCGGAGCCTTGCCATTGCACCCGAACTTGCCCACGACTGTGAGATCCGTGCCGACCGAAAGAGTGGTGCCGACAGTTAGTGTGAGAGTGACCGTGGCACTGTTCGCAGCGACGACTCCGCTGGAGGTGAGGCTTGTTACAGTCGTGACAGTAGCGTCGAGGGTCGTGAAGTTCGCGGGCGCCCCGAGGATGGCGATTCCGCCCTGCACCAGGGTCTGCTGCAGCAAGTCGAACCACTGCTGCCAGGCCTGGGCGCTGAAGCCGGAAGGATCAAGCGGCGGTGCTGGGGGGAGGCGGATTGCCATTTGACGCTCGCTGAAAAGAAATTGGGAGTTTTACCCTCACATTACTCGGGAGTAACGCGCGCGTGGAATCGAAAAAACGACCGGGGCAGCGAGCGCTTCCGTGCTTCAGCCACCCCGGCCCAAGACCGACGAGGGACTGACCGACAGTGACAGGAGCTGGGACTGGCAGCAAGTACAGCCGCCGCAGCCACCGGCTACCGCCCGGCCCGACAACTTGCAATTAGGGCTTGACACATACCGCCAGTGCACATTAAACTAATTCTGTTGACTTACCCCCCCCCTCGTCGGGCGGCTGGCAGTAGGTTGGGTGGGCTAGCTCCGGGCACATTCTCGGGACACTTTAACTGTTGCTGTTACTACTGCTGCTGGCTGCTACTTGTTAATAGGGCGCGGGTGGTTAGCTCCGAGCGGTAGCTCCGGCAGTCCGGCCCTATTCCATGCGCGCATTACTATTTTGTAACGCGCGCGCCGAACCCTCCCCCCGACGCTCCCCCGCATCCTCCCCCTTGTAAGGAGCCGGAGGCGAGAGTCATGTCCACCACTCCCTCGCCCTTTAACAGTTACCGTAACAGCTAACTGTTGCTCCCACTTCCTAATAGGGGACCGGCGCGTCGGCTAGTGGGCAAGAGCGTCCAGCACTGGCTTCACTCTCGCCTCCGGCTCCCTACTTGCGCTTGCTACTGCTCTTCCTCCACTTCCGCCGGGCGCGCCGCAGCCCCGCCACCCGCAATCCCCGCTTGCCGCGTCATCGCCATCAGCAGCAAATGCTTCAGCGTATCGGCCCGTTTCTGCTGCAGCCCCTTGTCCGCGGTCTTCCGCACCAACTCCGCGCCCGTCCGCAGCGGCTTCAACTCCGCCGGCAGCAGCAACCCGGCATTGACCAGCGTGCTCTGCAGCCGCTCGAACTCCGTCGCGACAGCTTTCGGCTCCTGATTCGCCAGATGCTTCGCCAGCACCTTCTGAATAAACGGCTTGCCTTGCGGATCGCGCGCCAAGTTCCGGGCCAGCTTCGCAAACTCCCTTTCCTGCCCGAAGCCCTTGTACAGAAAATGCGGCAGCTTATCCTTCGCCTCCGCCAGCATTTCCGCACTGTAGGCTGCCCGGTACTGCTTCTCGGCATTGCCCAGCCCGAGGCGCTGCGTGTAGGTGTTGTAACTCTTCTGCAGCGACTCCCGAATCCCCGCCGCAACCTGCTTGTCGATAGCGTCAGCCCCGGTAGCAACCGCACCTTCTGCCGGTTTGCCAAACTTTCGAATCTGATTGTCGACCAGCTCCGCGTAGCCTTCCAGCACCCGCGAGTTGCCGCTGCCCTTCGCACGGTCCAGCCGCAGCTGCCGCAGCAACTCCGCCGCTTTCGCCTTGGGCAGGTTGCCCATCGTAACTTGGTGCTCCAGCTCCTTTTGAAAAGCCCCGAATTCCGGTGTCGTGCTGAAGCTCTTGCCGCTCTTCACCCCTGCTGTCACCCCTTGAAACATCCGGTCGCGGTAAATCTCGCTCGCAGGGCGGAGTGCGAGCCGTGCCGCTTCGGTTTCCGCCGCTTCAGCCGCCTGTTGCTGCGCGGTCAACTTCGCTTTCGCGCCTGCTTTGCCAGCTGCGAACCCGGCGGAAGCCTGCTTTGCTGGCGCACCAGTGCCTGCAGCTGCAGCACCTGCCCCTCCCAGCGGAATCGCCTGCGCGAGAGGGTTGCCCGCTGCTCCTGCTGCCGTGCCCTGTCCTGCCAGCAAAGCAGGCTCAGCCGGGGCCGCAAACCCGCCTGGAGGTGTCCGTTGACCCGTTGCAGCGGCCAAATCCCGGCCCATGCTCTGCCGGCCCATGCTGCCCATCTCGCCAGTCGACGTCTCCCACGGAGCGCGGGGACCTGCAGCAGCCGCGCGAGGCCCCGCCAGCAGGCTCGGATCGGCCTTGCGCATAGCTTCCTGCGCTGCCATGCGGTTCTCACTGCCCACTAGACCATTGACATAGCCCTCAGTCCGTTCGCCGAACAGTTGCTTCTGCAATTTCCGTGCCGTTGCTTCGTTCAGTTGCCGGTTCGGGGAGAGCATACCGCTGAAGGCACGGGACGCGCCAGCCACATTGCCGTAGCTCATGTTGCCTACGAACTTCAGCATCTGGCCAGTTTCCTTCGTCAGGAAGCTCGCAGCAGACTCGCCGATGCCACTGCCGAGCAAGCTTGCCCCCGCTGTCAATGCTGGCGGAGCTCCGAGAGCTTCCCCCAGACCTTCAATCGCGCCCATCGCAGCCCCACCCCCCGCCCCTTTCGTCATGCGTTCCTTGAGCGGCAGCGCTCCCATGCCCTCACCCAGGCCTTTGAGCAGCTTCCCCGCAGCCCCCGGAACGAGCTTGCCAGCCGCTTTCAGCGCCCCCGGCAGCACCGCACCGCCAGCTGCTCCTGCTGCCGCACCACCGCCGATCTTCCCCGCAGCTTCTTCCAGCGACGTCTCTTTCGGGTCTTTGCTCTGGAACCACGTGGAAGGCGACCAGCCACTTGCAGCATCAGCAGCGGCTTCAAACGGATGCACAGGCACGCTCCCGATAGCATCGCGGGGTTGCTTGGCTTGTTCCGCACGAATAGCGTCGGCGAATTTCTGTGCAGCGGCAGTATCGCCAGCCGCATGAGCCTTTTCCAGGTTGGCGTAGAGTTCTTCAGTGTCCATTGCGCACTTCCTTTTTGATTATTGTTTGGCGGGGTAGAGGTTCAGGAGGTCCTGACGGGCTTTCGGAGTCGGCTCAGGGTCGGCCGGGGCAAAGCCAGGATCGCTGCTGCCCCCGCCAAGGTTCCCCAGCCGGTCCATGAAGGTCGATTTCGGCTTCCGCAGCTTGAGCTTAATCCCCTTCGCTTTTGCTGCTTCATAGACTTCAGCCGCAGTCGGGAACTTGTCGAAAGCCGTTTCCGCAGTTGTCCGGGCCTTGTCAAGCGAGCGCAGCTTCGGCACCGCTTCCAGCCGGGTCTTCATGATATCCGCAGTCAAGGCCATCCGGTAAAGAGCGGTGAATTCAGTATCGCCGTTGATAGGCTCCACCACTCGACGCGCTTCGCTGATCTGTTCCTTGTTCGGTTTGTACGGAGCCGCCATTGCTTGCGCGACTTCCAGCCCCAGCATCTGCACGTTCGCCTGCATCATCTGCACTTGCTCGTTGGACAGTTTGTTCGTACCGGTAGTGTTGAGGGACTTGAGGATCGTTTTCGGGTCTTCCAGGTGAGCAAACACTCCGATACGAGTCCCGAGGTCCATCTTGGACATGCGAGTCAGGGCCGCCCCGGCTTCGTTGGCAGCGTTGACTACCATTGTTGCTTGGCGTTCCGAGGTCGCGGAAGGTTTCAGGGTGTAGCCTTCGGAGTCCAGACCGCCGTTTGCGGCTGCTGCTTCCTTCGCAACGCGGGCCGCTACAGTCCCAGCCGCAAGTTCCTTCCGAATATCGAGGCCTTGCTGTGCCAGAGCGGCTGTTTGCTCCCGTGCCACTGCGCGATCCTTGCGAGCTTCGTCCCGGTCCTTGTTGCGCTCGGCTTCCAGCTCCTTGCGCTCTTTCGACCGGGCCTCGAACTCCCGCTGCTTTTCCATAAACTCCAGCCGTTTCGTACCCTTCATCGCGCCGAGGGCGGCTTGGTTGGCAAAGGAAGCGTATTCGGTAGAGCCGGGGAGCGGGATCGCCGCAGGGGAGATGCCAGCCGCAATGGCTTTCTGCACCACGATCTTGTGATTTTCTGGCGTAGGGGCTTCCAGTGCGTTTTGGGCAGCGACGGACAGCTCGTTCGTAGCGTCGGCTTCTTGCCGTTCCTGCTGGAGCTGCTCCTTGCCCGCAACGTTGATCTGGCCGAGGGCCAGGTCTGCCATCTTCTTGGCACCGTCGAAGTCGCCACGCTCGGCCGAAGCCTTGCTGGCACGAGCAAATTGCTGCGCCATGTCGGCTGCCGTGTCGCTACCGCCTTGCTTCAGCTCCGAGTCGGAGCGAATCCAGTCACCCAGAGCACGGTCGTTGGCAGCACTGCGTTCACCTTCCGCGTTTTTCTGCTTCGCGTTAACGACTTGCTCTTGCTTGTAGGCGATGTCAGCCTTTTTTTCGTCGAGGTCCGCCAGCACACGCTGACCTGCCATGTTGGCACCGACGGCTTGATTGAGGATTCCGAAAAAGTCCATGTTGGCTCCTTAGCCGGGAAGGGGGTTAATAGAGGGCACCAGCACCGCTGTAGCCGGAAACTTCCGTGCCACCACCATTAGCGCCGTTAGCAGAGCTTCCGCCGGTGTTGAGGCTGTTCCACCAGTTCTGCACGTAAGGGACGGCAGCGGTAGCCAGTTGCTGGTAGCCAGCGGCAGTGTTCGCTTGATTGGACTGGATGATCTGACCAGCGGCTGCTGGGGAACCGACGTTTGCGCCGGCAAGCTGTGAGAGGCGCGAGAACTGGTTCGCGTACTCGGTGGAGGCTTGACCTTGGCCGTAGTCCTGGAGCTGGGCCAGCCGGTTGCCGCTGTTCAGGAGGCCCGATGCAGCCGCACCGCGATTTACGGCTTCCATGCCCTGGTCAAAGCGCCATTTGTAGGAAGGGTCAGTGGGATCGAACTTTCCAGTCATGAGCTTTTTGAGGTCAACCTGATAGGCATCACGTTCGGAAGCGAACGGATCGGCAGCAGCCGCAGCCGCACCTTGCCCCTTGTTGGCGTCCTTCTGGTTCTTGTTGGTGCTGTAAGCGCCATAGGCAGCAATGGCCAAGCCCGCGTAGCTGAAAGGCATGTTAGGTTCCTTTTGCGATCAGGATCGCGTCGATTTTAGCCGGGTCGGTGTCGAACTCTGACTCGGCAACGGCATGAGTGCAGAGCCACACGATGTCGGTGACAGCGCGGACGCTGTGGGGGGTGCCGGCAGCAACGTTGATAATGGCAGGGGCTTCGAGCCACTGCTCTTTGCCCGCGACATTCAGGATAGCACTGCCTTTTGCAAGGATGCTGAAATGGCTGAAGGAATGGACGTGTTTGTGCACTTCATACCCGGCCGCAATGTGCGTTTCCTTGATGTACTGCCCATCGCAGAAATGGTGCAAGAGGGTCGGGGTGGTCATGCTGCCACCTGCGGGGCCTGGAAACGGCGGGAGTAATCATGCGTGCGCAGGCACACAACAAGAACGATGTAGTCGGTGTCGCCGCGGTTGGTGACTTTGTGGGTAGTGGTGTTGATGAAGCGAGTGACGCTGCCAGCACTTTCGTACAGGTTCTCGTTGTCCTCCGGCCAGCGGAATACGCATTCGGAGTTCGCTTCCAGGCAGATATTGAACTTGTCGTAGTGATCGACGTGCCAGCTGGCGTCACGATGCGGCAGGATTTGCTCCCCTGGGCGCACGCGCCACAGCAGGATGTCGCCGATGCGTTCCGCTTCCACGCCACGCGCGAGGTCGAAGATCAACTTCCGCAGCGCAGGCAAGGCATAGTAGGCTGGATACCAGATGGATTCGTGCTCACCGGTGAAGCCGGTGTAATCACCGGTCTTGGCGAAAGCTGTTTCGTCGGCCGCGCGCACCCAGATGTCGCTGGTGCCGGCATGGGGGGAGCCAGGACGCAGTCGGGCTGGATTGGCGTTCCAGAGCTGCGGGTTCTGGTGCAGCTGCAATCGCAAAGCGGAGAGTTCCGATTCTGGCAAAGCACAAATGGCGTGAAAGTTTTTCATGGTTGGCTCAGGTGGGGATTGGGGGATGTTTTATGCGCACGTTACTCCACAGTAATACGCGCACGGAATATCTATGACTTAACAACTATACTACGAACTACCCAGGTAAATCTCGAAATCAATCCCTTCAAGTCGCAGCGGAGTGTTATCCGTATGCAGCACCTCGAAGGCCTTGCGACGTGAGCGGCCCAGATTCCGAAGCTGTTTCCTATCTGTGGACATATCGACTGTACGGTAAGCAGAGTAGGTCTGATAGTCGTCGCTCGTGTTGCGTACAGAAACAGTAGTGAACTCTTGGCTCCCGATCAAGTTTATTGCGTCGAAGAACTTGTAAAGGGAGCTCTGGCCATCGTAGGGAGTGGTGCGCACACGGCAAGCGATTGCGACGCCGTCATCGCGATAAATGAGCGTGGAGGCCTGGTAGACACTTCCAGTTGTAATGTGCTGGAGGTAGTCACGGGTGCCGGTGTTGACGTAGAAGCCCATGGTGAAGTAGGTTTCTGCCACGCCGCTGGTCCAGACAGCCCAATCGCGTGCAACGAGGTCGCAGACCAGCGTGATGTTGAGGCTCGGAAGAGTCAGGACGTAGAAGCTGTGACCGGAAATCTTAATGCCGTAAGCGAAGACGGTGTCCAGAGTGCTGCGGTTGAGGATCTTGTCGATGAACGGGGTGCTGATCGTTACTAGCGTAAGACCTTGCAGTGCGCTGATGCTGCGGCCGCGTTGCTTCGACTTCGACATGAAGATAACGAGATCATCCATGGCAGCCAGACTGCCGGCGTGTGCACAGCCGATCAAGTAAGTGGCGTTGCCGGCGGGGAGCAAAGGACTTCCGGGCGCGGCGCCGGCGGCGTCGTAGAAAGCCTGCAGCCCGGTGTCATTGAAGGCGAAGCAGTAATTGAGGTGGCGATAGAGGCAGACACCCAGTCCGAGGGCTTGATCCGTGCCGATGAAATTGAGCGCTGTCCAGGTTGTGGGGTTGTCGATGCCAGATCCGTAGATGAGGCCGTTTAGTGTCATAACGTAGTAAGTTCCGTCTAGCAGAACAATGCCACGGACAGTGGCGGCTGGGTAGTCAACGTCTACTACCTTCGTAACAGTAGTGCCGTCGAAGTACCACATGCCTGCCGTGCTCTTGAGAATACAGATACGAGTTACACCGAACATAATGTCAGTGATGAAATCGTAGGGCAAGTCGGGAATGGTAGTGGCAGGGATAGCGAAAGTCGTCCCGAAGTCGATGTCGTAAATGACGTCACCGACGACAGCGAAGTTGCCCAAGAGCCAATGGAACATTCCCTGACCTACATCCGTTCCGATTGTACGTTCCAAGGAATAGCCGAAGCGCTTCACAGCTTCAACCTTGCCCTCGGACTCTTCCCGGAACATGTTCTTCATCAGGGAATCTTTGGTCAGTGTACCGTCGCGCGTAGTGATGCGCTGTGCCAGCGGAAGGCGGAGGTCGCTCATGTCCGGCCTCCGCCTTGGTTGTGGGCACTGCGGGTTGGAGTGAAGAAGACGGAAGCAGCTTCCTGTGCCTGCTGCCAGTCCACGAACTCCTCCATGTAGCGGGCGGCACGGCTGGCGACGCGGTCGAGCGTCGCATCACGCGCACCTTGCTCCATGCCGATTTCATCCGCCAAGCCCCACTTGAGCATTTGGAAGGCCTCTTCCGGAAAGTCAGGATTGTCCACTGCAAGGTTGAAGTCCTGCACTTGTCGCTGGATGATGAGGTGCAGTACCGTGGAAGCGTCAATTGGCGTGTTGTAAAGCGTCACGATGCCGTTGACGAGCTGCGGATCGTAGAAGAGCTGATTCGGAATACCCTCGGCCGACTTGAGGCCCAAGGTGTCGTAGTCATAGCGACTCGTCACGGTGAGCTGGACATCAGTGCCGGAAGCAGTCGTTCGCAGGAACGCATCGGTGACACGCAGAGGACGGGGGTGGCCACTGGCAGGACCGACCGGATAAGCGCTTTGCGCCGCAACCATCGGCAGGGTGATTTCCTGAATGCACCACAGCAGCAAGCCCTTCTTGACAAGGGCCTTGCACCAGATGTTGAGAGCCTGCGCGCAATCCGTGACGACTTGCGGCGGAATGGGATCGCCGATGCCGTAGACCTGCAGTGTGCGCAAAGCCGCTTCGATGAGCTGGTCGCGGTTTACGGTGAAAGCGTACGTGCCGCTGGTAGCCATCTGGAGTTCCTTTCAGTTGTTACTTGAGCCGGGGCTTGGTAGTTTCGCGCAGTTTCGGTTTCGGACGCAGGAGGTCTGACATGCCCCCGAAGCCGGGCTTCAGCCGTGATTTGGAATGCTGTTCGGTACGGGAGCCTGGGGGCTTCGTCGAACGTTTCACCACTGGTTTGGGCATCTGGGCCATGGCAGTTCCTTTACGTTTGAGTCTTGATGAAGCGCATCACGAGGGAGAAGGATTTGATGCCGACCCAGCCTTCGGTAGAGAGCAGCACCTTGCCGTTGACACCGACGCCGGCGTTGTTTGGCAGGCCTCCGAAGTCGTTATAGCAGTTATTGCCGCGACCGTTGTAGGACTGCAGCAGCACTGGTGTGGTCGCGTCCCAGAACAGGTTGACACTGAGTCCGTCTTCGACTTGGTAGTCGATTTCCTTCAGCCGCAGCTTCAGCGCCTTGAGCGCGCCGGTATTGTCGATGCCGGTCATCGTTGCTGGATCAGCCACCGTAGTCGAGGCTTGGTCACTGGTATCGAGGATACCGTCGACCTTAATCACCACGTTACGAGGGCCATCCAGCACAACTTGTACATTGAAAACGTTTGCCATGATGGCCCCTTGTGGTTAGGTCAGTTCGTTGGACACGGTCAGGTAGTCGACACGCAACGTGCGGGCAACAGCGGTCGAGTTCAAGTGACCGACAGACGGAGTCAGGATGGCCGTGGTAAAGCCAGCCGCTGGCGAGTAGCGGGCCACGAAGCCTTTAGGGGCATTGGCAGCCGGCTTGGAAGGGCCCGTGGTCGGGTTGATGAACGCAGCGACATTGCCCTGGCCATCGTAATAGAAGGATACCTCGATCCAGGTAGCGGCAATTGCCACAAGACCGACTGGAATCACGGTGTCGACGTTCACGCCACCGATGCTGGAGCGCAGGACCCAGGTCGCAGCACCCGTCGCCTTGAGGAAGTACAGACCATCGGCAGCGGCCAGCGGAGTCGCGCTTTGGATGATCAGGCCCGCGAAGACAGACGAGAGAGTCGCGGAGTCCATTTTCAGCCGGGCCTTGAAGAAGAGGGGCGAACCGGGCGTGATCTGGAAGCCGGCGACAGGCAACTGATGATAGTTGGCATCGGCAATGCCGGCGGTAGTGGTCGACAGCAACACGCCACCGCTTTCAGCAGCAAGCGCCGTGGTGCCAGTACCGACGAGAGTCGTGGTCAGGTCAGTCGCAATGTAGGTGTTGAATTCGTTGTGGTAGAGCTGCGACCACGAAGGATCAGGCGTACCGGCTTCCGCCATGGCCTGGTAAGGAGCGGCGTTGGTGACGCCACCTGGAAAATTGGTAGTTGCGGACGTGAACATGGCAGTTGGCCTTTTGGGTGGATAGTTTTATGCGCGCATTACCGGACAGTAATGCGCGCACAGAATAACAGCAAACTGCCCCGACTTACGGAGCGTTCGAGCCGAACAGGCCGCGGGGATTCGCCCACAGGAACACGTAACGCTCGTAAGCCGCAACCTTGTAGTTGCGGGTGTCGGAGTCGTTGTCTTCCCAGACGCTGAGCGTTTCGCGCTCTTGGTAGATCATGCCGTCCTGGCAATTCGTGGTGATGAACCACGGGCCGGTGCCAGCCAGGTACGGATTGCTGATCACGCCGCCGGACAGGTAATTGTCCGTTGCGATTGGGTTGATGTCGTTGTTCGCGCTGCCGACAGCTTTTTGCGTGCCCAGGATGCGACGCGCATTGAAGATGTTGTTCGGGTGAACGATCAGCTGATGGCCGGTCAGGGGCTCGATGAAGCCGCGATCGTCGCGGGATTGCATCATCAGGATGATCATGTCTTCGACAGCAGCAGTCGACAGTGCGGCATCGACCGTGAGCTTGTTCTGCCACGT